GTACAAACTGCAGCAACAAATGCTGCTAAGACAGTAACAGCAATCTCACGTACTTCAGGCTCTAGTAACCTAGTGTTTACAGCATCAGGCGCAGGAGCAGCCTACGCAGTTGGTACTAAGGTAATTGTTTCAGGGTTCTCTAACTCTGACGCATTCCTCAACGGTACATACACAGTAACTGCTAACGCAACTAACACCTTTACAGTAGTGACTGCAGACACAACTACAGTTGCACTTACAGGTAAGTCTGGTTCCGTAAACGGCCTTGTTGGAACAATTAAGGCACAAGGAACTGCAGCAGGTCAATCTGTAGCAGTTGGTGCAACAGTTACAACAACTCCTTGGGCAGCAGCGTCCTAATAACAAATGGCTCGAACAGCAGGCGGTAGTGGAGCACGTGGTACACGGCGCTCCCTTCCGTCTGCTCAAGAGTTGCTCAACAGTATTGGCTCCAGTGTTTTTGGAGATGAATTTAGCGGTGTTCCAGTAACCGCAACTAAAGCAGAGTTTAAAACCATTTCAGATGCTTGGTTAGACAATGACCAATCTATGGATTTTTATGACCCAACTAAGTACAACAACCTTGCTGGTGACCCATACTCTATGGATACTCAACTCAGCCGTCAGTTTTACGAAGTTGTTGAATTAACAGGAGACCTACGAGTACCTGGTTATTCTGGACCTCAAAATGAAGAAGATACTTCTCCAGCACCATTGACTTTAGTACCAACTTCTACAACTAACCCACAACGTCCTCGCACAGTTGCCGCTGGTTATGATGAGGATGAAGAAAAACTCACTGTTATGTTCCGTGATGGAACTCTTTATAATTATTACGAAGTAGACTCAAGTGAATGGGCAGCGTTTAAAGCAAACCGTTCTAAGGGCGCAGTTATTTACCGTATGTTGGATTTTAAGCCACGTGGTTATGCTGATGACACTACACTTTCTAAAGGCGCACGTGAAGCGTTCTACCGCTTTAGCCGTGGAGTTCAACTTGGTAAAAAAGGCAAAGGAACCGGACAAACAAAGGCAACGTACAAAACTGCTGCTCAAGCAAAGGCGGCTAAGAAAAGGAAATAGCAATGCCAAAGGTGCATAACATCGGACCAGTATTTGTTCAAATTACTAAATTCCCCTACGATTGGGGTAATAAGATTGCGGTTCGTGGTTGGACACAAGAGATTGAAGAACCCTTCAGAACATCAAAACCCTTTATACTTAGACTGCCTAACTACAAAGCACTAGTGTGTGGACGTTGGACTGGCACTAAAAGTGAAGAAGAAGCATTATCAGGCGCACTAAAAACACGGGAAGTTACATATGATGATTTTACGGAAGAAGCAGGGTGGACACCAGCCCCAGACTCGTATAGAGAAGAGAGTGTCGAAGATTTCTACACCAGACTTGGTGCAATGGATGGAACACTCGATGTTCACGATTGGGAAATGTATATCCGCTTGGCAGAAGAACCCAAGTGACGAAATGCTTGATGAAGTAGTCATGGGCGCAGAAGCGTTCCATGCCATTGCTAAAGAGTTGAGACGACGCAATTAATGTGTTACGCTTTGCTTGCTTTACCTCTCTCTTGGTCAGGCGATGGCCCACGCAAGTGGGTCTCGCTATTTATGGAGTCAAATGGAAAGTTATGATGACGAGAAGTTCGAGGAAATTAATCCTGAGTTCTATTTACAAGATGAAGAGCCTGTTCAAGAAGAAAAAGTAGAAGAACTAGACGAACTTTCCCAACAATTTGTTTCAAAACTTGTTGATAAAATTATGGACTTTCTTAAAGTTCTTGTAGGGCATGACCTACACCCATACCAAAAACCTTTAGCAAGACGCATCATTGAATCCGTAATCATTAACGACGGAGAAGAAATTACTGCACTTGCTGCACGTCAGTCCGGTAAATCAGAAACTGTTGCTGACGTAGTAGCCACACTTATGGTTCTACTTCCACGTCTTGCAAAATTATACCCAGACCTTCTTGGTAAGTTTAAAGATGGTCTATGGGTGGGACTATTTGCACCTACTGAAGGACAGGTTGAAACTCTCTTTGGTCGTGCAGTAACACGTCTTACTTCTGAGCGTGCAATTGAAATTATGGGAGACCCAGAAATTGACGATGCTGCGGCTCGTGTAGGAGGAGTTACTCGTCAAATTAAGTTGAAGAAGTCTGGCTCAACAATCACGATGATGACCGCTAACCCTCGTGCAAAAATTGAGTCTAAGTCTTTNCATTTAATTGTTATTGACGAATGTCAAGAAGCAGATGATTTTACTGTTTCTAAATCTATTTCACCTATGTTGGCATACTACGCAGGAACCATGGTTAAAACAGGGACTCCTACAACAAGTAAGAACAATTTTTACCGTGCTATTCAATTAAACAAACGACGTCAAACAGGTAAAAGTTCACGTCAAAACCATTTCCAATGGGACTGGAAAGAAGTAGCAAAAATTAACCCTAACTACGCAACGCACATCAAGCGAGAAATGCTTCGCATTGGAGAAGACTCCGATGAATTCCAAATGTCATACAACTGTAAATGGCTTCTTGAAAGAGGAATGTTTGTTACCTCAAGTGTTATGGACAAACTTGGAGATACTTCTTCAGAGTTAGTAAAGTCTTGGCATAAAACTCCAGTAGTAGTTGGTATTGACCCTGCCCGTAAAACTGACTCCACTGTAGTAACAGTTGTGTGGGTTGACTGGGACCGCCCAGATGAGTTTGGTTATTTTGAACACCGAATCCTTAATTGGATGGAGTTGCAAGGCGATGACTGGGAAGAACAGTATTTCCAAATAGTTAACTTTTTAGAGAATTACGATGTTCTTGCAATAGGTGTGGATGCTAACGGTGTAGGTGATGCTGTTGCTCAAAGACTAAAACTTCTAATTCCTAGAGCAGAAGTTTCTCCATTAACGTCTTCTCCTTCAGAGCAGTCAAAACGTTGGAAACATTTACAGGCCCTCATTCAACGAGAAATGATTTCTTGGCCTGCCCATGCCAAGACCAGGAGACTTCGTACTTGGAAACGCTTCTACCAACAAATGACAGATGCCGAAGTACAGTTTAAGGGACCTAACTTTCTTGTAGCAGCCCCAGACGAAGCCTACGCTCATGACGATTTTGTTGACTCTTTATCCATTGCCTGCTCTTTAACAGAGTCTTTGGTAATGCCTGAAGTTTTGGCATCTTCTAATCCTTTTTTCTAGTTGAACATAAAGGTTAAAAAAGGAAGGCTACACTAATTGTATGACAAAAAGCCTTCCTCAAACCGAACGGAAATGTACAGACTGCTCTAACACCAAGCCTGTGTCGGATTTTCATGGAAAAGGAGTATCTTCTAAGGGTGTAAAAAAGTACCAGTCTTATTGTAGGTCTTGTGCAAACAAACGGCGTAGGGTAAGAGAGTCTAAAGACCTTTTCCTCAAAGAAAAACGTCAGAAATACGCTCAAAAATCAAACAAAAAAAGAACAAAAGAAAGTAGAAAACTAGAACACGATTACTTTAAAGAGGTAAAAACTCTTTATGGAATAACTAAAGAGCAGTATTTAACACTATTAAAAGACCAACATAATTCTTGTGCAATTTGCTTCATTGACTTTACAAATTGGTCTTCTAAGAGAAGGCCGCACATTGACCATGACCACGAGACAGGGGTTATACGTGGAATATTATGCGGGCCTTGTAACATGGGTATAGGTCAACTAAAAGACTCTGTAGACCTTTTAGAATCTGCAGTAAGATACTTAAAGAAAAGTTTACGTTTAGCCGAATAACTTCAAGAAAAAGTTGGAGAATGGTTCCTGGAATGGCCTTCCCTAAGAAATAAGGAGACTCCTATGTCTATTTCACCAGCACCTCAATTTCCAGAGCGTGCACCCCAAAACTACGAGCGCAAAGGTGCTGACAACGTAACACGTCGTGGACCTCTTCGCTTTGAAGAAGGAATCGCAACAGACACCGATGTGCCTACCGATTTCCAGAAGGGCATCATGCAAGGATATATTCCTGCTGCAGGACGCCCAAACCGTAACGCAAACGTATTCGAGAAGCCTGCTGCTGAGACACTTTCAGAGCGTGCACATGTTGGTTCTGCTGCTTGGGTAGAAGCACCAACATTCCTTGGAGAGTTCGCACACGGAACTAACAACGACTACGCTGCTCAAACAATTGAGACCGTTGCTCGTTCAGGCGGACGCACACAGCGTCAATCTGCAACAGTCGTAAACGACTAAGTTAAGACAGACATCTAGTCGCCCCCACATTAGTGTGGGGGCTATTAGGTTATAGAGAGGAGATAGTATGGCGAGTAAACCAGCCAACCCAAAGATGTGGGCGATGATTGTCGCACAGGCTAAAGCAAAGTACTCCAACTATCCAAACCCAGGTGCATCGCACTGGGTTCACAAGACTTATGTAGAACATGGTGGTCGTTTTATTGAGACCACAGAGCAAGACCGTAAAATGGGTATTGCTAAGAAGAAGCATGAAAAAGAAAAATCAGAAAAACTAATCAAGAATGACAAGGAAAAGTCAAAGAAAAAGACTGCTCCTAAAAAGGATAAAGGCAAGAAGTAATGTCATTTATGGACTTCAGTCCTCCGTCATACAGGGCTGCATCATCAGACTTAACCATTTCGGTATCACCACTTGGGTTAGTCGAACTTGCTGACGAAGAATTTGAAGTACACGGTCCTCGGCTAAACCGATACTCACTTAACTGGGCAATGTATCTCGGTCATCATTGGGGTTACCGTCGTGAGTCTGGCGAAATGCAACTCACAGTTAACTATTACCGTGCGTTCAATGACTTTCTTGCACGATTTACTTTCGGCAAGGGGATTCACTTCCGTTCCCCCAAAGCAACGGAAGCAATTGTTCCAGACCGCTTGGAGCGTATCTGGGAAGTAGATAACGACAAGATGCGTGTGCTGCTTGAGATGGCACAACAAGGCGGAATCACTGGCGATGTATTCGTAAAAATTGCTTACGAAGAAGCATGGCAAGACTCTTCGGGAGCAGCGCACCCGGGTCGTGTTCGCCTTCTTCCTATGAACTCTTCTTTCTGTTTCCCTGAGTTTCACCCACATGACCGTACACGTTTGCTACGTTTCAAGCAGAAGTATCGTTTCTGGGGCACATCTCTAGAAGGTACTCGACAAGTATTTACTTACACTGAAATTCTTACTGACGACACTATTGAAGAATACATTAATGATGAGTTAATTGACTCTCGTCCAAATCCACTTGGTCTTATTCCAGTGGTGCACATACCTAATGTTCCTGTTTCAGGTTCGCCATGGGGTCTCGCAGACGCACATGACATCATCACACTAAACCGCTCTTACAATGAAATATCAACTGACGTAGCAGACATCATTAACTATCACGCTTCCCCTGTGACAGTTATTGTTGGTGCTAAAGCCTCTAATCTTGAAAAGGGTGCTAAGAAGGTTTGGGGCGGTCTTCCAAAAGATGCTCAAGTCTTCAATCTTGAGGGAGGTGCTGCAGGTATTGACGGAGCCCTGAAGTACCTAGAACTTCTCAAGCGCTCAATGCACGAAATTATGAACATCCCAGAAACCGCACTGGGTCAAGTTCAACCTATCTCTAATACTTCTGGCGTAGCACTTTCAATCCAGTACCAGCCGTTGATGAACCGTTATTCCCAAAAGGTTGCTCAGTACGGTAAGGGACTCGAAAAGATAAACGAACTTGCACTTCGCACATTGTTCTTTAAAGAACCAGAAACAATGATTTATAACCCAGATGTAGATGGTCCAATTAAAGAAGGTCAGTACCCACAACTAGACCCTAATGACCCAATCTCTTACATGAACTACGCACAATTCCAACAGCCTCTTCCTCTTGATAAGTTAATTATTTTGAATGAAATTCAAACAAAACTTGGAATGGGACTTGAATCTAAAGAAGGCGCTCTTCGCACACTTGGTGAGGAATTCCCAGAAGAGAAGTTAGAAGAAATTCGTGCAGAACTCATTGCCGATGCTCAAGCAGATGGCGCTCTGCAGTTAGTGAAAATTCAAGTACAGAAAGCCATTATGGATATGACTGGCATGATGCCTGGACCTGATGGTAACTCTGCTATCCCAATGCAACCTCAACCAATGGGTGATGGAGATGTATTAGGAGATGGCATGACTGGACCAGAAAATCCAGAAAATGCAAACAGCCCAGAAAACCAACAAGAAATGGCTACTGAAAAAATGGCTGAAGCAGAGATACGAAATAAACTTGTCACTGATGCCTATGGAACTAAACTTCCACAAAGGAGAGCAGTAGACAAGGACTAAAATATTTCTGATAAATATCAGAATATATCGAGACAAATGCAACATTATGTAATGCAATTGTCTTACTATAACTAAGTGGCACGCCGCAAGGCATTCGGACAACGACATAAGAAAAATAGGTGATTACAATGGATGAAAACCAAGTAATTGAGACTCCAGCAGTTGCTGAAGTTTCGGAAGTGAGTGAACCAACAATGGCTGGCTTTACTGCAGACGACCTTGCAAAGGCTCGTGCACAAGAGAAGCAGAAGTTGTATCCTCAAATGGAAAAAATGCAAGAAGAATTAGCCAAGGCTAAAGCGCTTGCAGAAGAACTTGCTGCTAAGGAAACTCAGCGTGAAGCAGAGCGTGCTGCTAAGAAGGCAGACCGTGATGCAAAAAAGAAGCAAGAAGAGGAACAAGAACTTTCCTTTAAGGAACTCCTTTCTAAGAAGGAGCAAGAATTTCAGTCTCAATTAGAGGCAGAACGTCTTGAGAGAGAAAAGGCTTTTGCCCTCCTTGAAAGAGAACGTCAGTTCCAAGATTTGATGGCTTATCGTTCACAACGAGTCGAAGATGAGCGTGACACTATTGTCCCTCAACTTATTGACCTTGTTAACGGTAACTCACAAGAAGAGATTGAGCAAAGCATTGCAACGCTCAAGGACAAGTCTGCGGCAATTATGCAGGATGTTCAGCAGGCAACTGCTAATGCAAAGCAATCAATGGTTGGAGCACGTGTGACCGCTCCAGCATCAGGACCCCTCGATAACAACTCGGAACAACAATCGTACACACCTGATTCAATCAGGGATATGTCATTGGCAGACTATGCGAAACAAAGAGCCAAACTACTTGGCACTGCAGCCAGCAACCGTGGTCAGGGACTGTTCGGTTAATCCCCCCTCAACAACTAATGAAAGGACTTGACCTCAATGGCAAGTGCAATTACAGGTACTGGGCAACTCGCAGGAGCCCCAACCGCTTACTCAGGTTCAAACTCATCTTTGAACCAAGCAATTCAAACAATCTGGAGCAAGGAAATCTTGTTCCAAGCAATGCCAATTCTTCGTTTCGAGCAGTTTGCAGTTAAGAAGACTGAACTAGGAGTTGCTCCTGGTCTTCGTGTGAACTTCCTCCGTTACAAGAACTTTGCTGTAGACCCTTCACCACTTACTGAAGGTGTTCGTATGACAACAAACGCTCTTACAGCAGAGCAAATTGCAATTACAGTTGCAGAACACGGCTACGCAGTAGCAGTTTCTGAACTCCTTCTTAACGCATCATTCGATGACGTTATGGCATCTGCTTCACGTCTTCTTGGTCGCCATATGGCACAGTACCTCGACGTACAGGCACGCAACACACTTTCTGCTGCAACATCAGCAGTGTTCGGTTACGACCGCACAGGTGTACAAGGTGTTAACGACTGGTACAACGAAGGTACAAAGGCAACACAATTTTCTGACCTAGATGGTAACTACAAGTTGTCAACAGGTGCAGTTAAGGATGCTGCTCTTACCCTTGCTGGTAAGAACATCCCTCGTTTGGGCGAAACATACGTCCAATTCGTTCACCCAAAGCAGTCACGTGACATTCGTTCGAACCCAGAGTTCATCGAAGTTACAAAGTACGCTGCTCCAGGTAACTTCATGCTCGGTGAAATTGGTCGTTTGTACGACGTAGTATTCATCGAAACAACACAGGTAAAGCAGTTGTCAGTTAACGCTGGCTACACAACTTCTTCACTCGTAGGCGCACCAGCAAACCAGGGTTCAATCTCTGATGTTCTTGCTAACACCAACCCAGGTGAAGGTGGAAACCCAGTATCTGCAGATTACACAGCAGAAAAGGGTTACCTCACAAACGCAACTGGTAACGGTGCAACCGTTTACGAATCAATCATGATTGGTGACAACGCATTTGGTCACGCAATCTCACTCCCTGTTGAACTCCGTGACGGTGGCGTTCTCGACTTCGGTCGTGAGCACGCTCTTGCATGGTACGCAATCTGGGGTCTCGGTGTTATCACCGACCAAGCAATCGTGAAAGTTTATACCAATTAGCAACTAGTCTGTGATAACCTACTCCTAGTAGAAAATCTGTTAGGAGTAGGTATCATGGCAAAAGAAACAAAATGTCCACAAGGTCATTTCTATACTGAAGAAAACACTTACGTAAGTAAAGACAACCGTAAACACTGCAAACTTTGCAGAAAAGAACGGATGAGATTACGAAGAAAAGATGACATCAGGGTAGGAAGAGGAGTTAATAACTCTTCTAAAACACACTGTAAAAAAGGACACAAGTTTACTAAAGCCAACACAGGCAATTGGGGAAACAAACGAGTTTGCAAAACTTGCGCCAAACTAAACGCAGATTGGCAAAGATTAAAAAAGTATGGTTTAACTAAAGAATCATACGAAAATTTAATAAAAAAACAAAATAACAAATGCTTTATTTGTGAGCGTAAGTTTACAAAGACTCCGCATATTGACCATAGTCATGGCACAGGGAAGGTCAGAGGATTACTCTGCTACCCATGTAACTCAGGGCTAGGGCAATTTGAGGACGATATAGACCGTCTAAAACGGGCTGTAAAGTATTTAAAACAAGGTTAATGTTTAGGGGTCCTACTCCTTCCTGGACTCCTAAACTTTAACTTACCAACTAACTTAGGAGAATTATAACCGTGGCAAATAAACCAACAAGTCCGTTAGATGCAACAGGTCTAGCAGCAGAAAAAGCAGCAAAAGCAAATCAGGAAGCACTTCGCAAGCGTAAAGATGAAATCTCTATCGCAGCGCAGGTTGAGGCAGAGAGTCTTGAGAATGACGTATTCGACCCAAAACGTCCAGAGACTCCCCTTGTACTAGATGAAATTGAAGATGTCGGAGTATCAGTCGCAAACGACACCGTCATTATCCGTACTATTACTGATATTGATGAGATGACTTACGGAGTCGGAAACTCATTCTCCTTTAAAGCAGGAGTCAAGTACCGAGTACCATCACATCTTGCAAATTATCTAGAACAACTTGGATACATTTGGCGCCCTAACTAAACTTAGGCCGTCGCAAGTAGTCCGACCCTCAACTGGTTCCCGCCCTCCTCCCAGTTGGGGGTTGGACCTTTTTATTTAGAAATAATACGAGATGATATGGGCATAAGTTTTACGGAGGTTACGTGGCTACACTAAGCAGTCTTTCAGACCGTCTACGTTTTGAAATTGGTGACACAGGTAAGTCTTTCGTCCACCAAATCATTGCTGACGGCACTACTAATCGTTTCCTCATTCCTTACTCTCCTGTAAATGGCACCACTTTGATGGTTTATGTAGATAATACAGATGTATCAGACGCCGCTACAGTCGAAGAGTTAACAGGGTATGTAACTTTAGATGACCTTCCAGATGCCGGAGCAGTCGTTGTATTTTCAGGCACTTACTATCGCTACTTTGTTGATAACGAAATTTGCCAATTTGTAGACACAGCCTTTGGACAACACATTGCTAACCACGCAGATGCTTATGGTCGTGGGTATACCTACGCTACTCTCCCAGGAATTGAAGAATACCCAGTAGTCGTTTACGCATCTACATTGGCGCTTTATACCCTAGCCACAGACGCTTCTTTTGACATTGACATTACTGCTCCTGATGGAGTTGCTATCCCACGTTCTGAACGTTACCGCCAACTTATGCAGATGATTGAAGAGCGTAAAACTCAATATAAAGAACTTTGCTCAATGCTTGGTATTGGCCTTTACAAGATAGACGTATTCACCCTTCGCCGCACTTCTAAGACCACAAACCGTTACGTCCCAATCTACTTGCCTCAAGAAGTTGATGACCGCTCTATGCCTCAACGTGCGCTTCTTTCGATGCCAAGTTACGGAAGTGCTATCTCACCTTCTGATGTTCCTTCTTACGATTTGACTATGTACCAAGGAGACTCGTTTGAAGTTGAACTTGATTTTCCATTCGATATCAGTGGATACAATTTTGCATCTCAAATTCGTATGCAACCTGGAGACCCTTCACTTGTCTCTCACTTTACTATAACTCCTGTTGATGGAAACAACCAGAAGTTAACTCTTTCCCTTACCTCTACACAAACTTCAAATCTTCCAGAACGTTGCTACTGGGATATCCAAGCCACAACTGACAACGACCCAACTTATCAAAAGACTTATATGCGTGGAACAGTGTTTGTCACTCGTGAGGTGACAATGTGACAACTTGTGGTTGCCAAAATACGTGTTCTTGTGGTGCCCAGGGAGTTACTGTTCAAGTACCTAATCCAATCGTAATCAATGTTGTTCCTCCAACTGCTGCTCAAAGTACACAGTCAACAGTTGTAGTAAAGCCTGGTCAAGGTGGTTCTCGTGGACCTCAAGGAATCCAGGGACTACAAGGAACAACAGGCATCCAAGGAGCAACTGGTACTCAGGGTATCCAAGGTATTCAAGGAATCAACCGAGAGATTGCTTATCGGCATAATCAAGGAGTTGCTTCTGATACTTGGACTATTGCACATAACCTTAATTTCTATCCAAACGTCACTACAATGGACTCTACTGGTGCAATTTGCGAGGGCGAAATCGTGTACACAAATCCGAACAATTTAACTGTTACTTTCCTTGCAGCGTTTAGCGGCGTTGCATACCTGTCATAAGGAGACATGATGGCCCGTAAGTTTTATACCCCACTAAGCCTTACTGGGCTTGAACTTCAGAACTTTACAGTTCAAAACCTTCCAGATAACCCAAGTCCATACGGCAAGGGACACACTTACTACAACTCTGTGCACAATGAGTTGCGTATCTATGACGGCAGTAACTGGGTAACAGCAGGTGGCAGTATCCAGATTGGTCTTTACGCTGACATTCCTGCAGCAGGAAATACTGGTCGTGCTTACGCAACTACAGACACTCAAACACTTTATGTTGACAACGGTACCGCCTGGGTTCAAATTGGTGTTCCAGGAAACGCTGACTATGTAAACTCTATCAGCGGTACTACCAACCAAGTCAATGTTAGCCAATCATCTGGTGATGTAACTCTTAGCCTTCCACTAGATGTAAAGATTGACCAGTCACTTCAAGTTGGTGGTTGGAACGATGAAGATAGCGGTTTTATTACTGTAAAGAATTACCTTGGCACTAACGTTCTTGAGGTAAACTCAAACCTTTCTCCTAATGACCAATACCATGGTTACGGAACTTACACCAACGCAACTGGCGTTATTAACATCAACAGTTTTGTAAATCTTGGTTCTGAAGACAACGAACCTGCTGGTTTTCTTTTTGTAAATCCTACTGGTGGTGGAAGCACTTACCCAACAGTTCACCTTGAAGCAACTGGAGACCTTGCACTTCGTGCAGGTGCTTCCGATTCTCATGCTAACGATGGAAACATCATCCTGTACACAGGTTCAACATCTGGTTCAGGAACAGGTAAGGTCTACATTGGTTGGAACAACAACGGTGGTGCAGGAGCAAACGCCTCTAACCAAGTAGCAACAATTGGTGACATCAATGATTCTCTTTATATTACTTCTGTTGGTTCAAATCTCTCTGTAACAGACGGGGAACTTGACTTAGGCTCAAACGTTGTCATCACAGATGGCACTCAAACACTAAGCAACAAGACTTTAGACAACGTACTCGTAACTGGAACTACTTCATTCCGTGACAGCAATGGCGATGAACAACTAACTATTGATGTCTCTACAATCGGTACCGCACACCTCATCGCTGCTGATGACCTTTCACTTCGTGCAGTTAACGACATTGTTCTTTACCCAGGAAATGATGCGTATGGTCATACAGGTAAGGCATATATCCACTGGGGTAACGACGCAACTTCTTCCCACCCAGACCGTGAAATTGCAACAGTCGGTACTTCACAGACTTTTAGTAACAAGACTTTAACCTCAGCAACTCTTGGAAACAACCTTGACTCTGATGGTTATACAATCACAAATCTTCCAAACCCTACTAACTCAGGCGATGCCGCTAACAAGGCATACGTAGACTCTACTGCACAAGGACTTTCTGTTCTTGGCTCAGTTCGTATGGCAACTGAAGGACCTATTGACATTACCGCAAACGCTTCAGGCGGTGTTGGTGGAGTTACTGGAATTGCTAACGGTGACCGTGTTCTCGTTAAGTCACAAACAGATGCTACTGAAAACGGCATCTACATCTACAGCAGCGATTCACAAACCCTTGTTCCATCAACTGTACCATCAGATACAGATATCAAGGAGGGCTCATACGTCCTCGTTGAAGAAGGTACTTATGCTGCTCAGGGTTGGATTGTTACAGCGTTCACTGCTGGAGCATCTACTTGGACACAGTTCTCAGCCGCTGGCGAATACGTAGCAGGCTATGGAATAGACATTTCTTCAAACACTATCTCTGGTGTTGCTAAAGAAGGTGGCGGACTTACACTAGACGGTGATGGTTTTGCTGCGTCTCTTGGTACTGGTCTTCAGATTAATGGTGGCTCTGGTGCTATTGAGATTATTGATTACACCTACCTCACCAAGAAAATGGCTCAGACCATCGGTGATGATGACAACAACTCATTTGATATCTACCACAACTTTGGGACTTTAGATGTGTCTGTAACTATTTACGATACTGACACTGGAGAAGAAGTTTTTGCGGACGTTACACACGCTAGCACCTCAAAGATTAACGTATCATTTGCTGTCTCTCCAGCAGTTAACCAATTCCGAGTAGTGGTGGTTGGCTAACAACTAGTAAAGGGCGTCCATGAGCCGTAGGTTTTTAACACCGCTTAACGTACTGCATTTGGCGACTCCGCCAAGCAGTCCGTCTCTTGGCGATGTTTATTTTGATACGACTTACAATGCTCTTTACACTTGGGATGGCTCTGAATGGGTCTCTGCTGGTTTGCAGGGCGCCCAAGGTATACAAGGAACTGAAGGTGCTCAAGGCCCACAAGGTGAACCAGGTGTTCAAGGAACAGAGGGTCCGCAGGGTGAACCAGGACTACAAGGAACCGACGGTGCACAAGGCCTTCAAGGTACTGACGGTCAAGGTTTTACATTCCGAGGTGAATGGGATTCTGAGACCACATACTATCCTTATGATGTTGTAACTTTTGGCGGAGAGTCTTACGTATGCATTAATACCGTCTCTGGATATCAACCTTATTACACTTTTTCTTGGACAAAGATTGCTGCTGCTGGCTCTCAAGGCGCTCAAGGCTACACAGGAACTCAAGGTACTAACGGACCTCAAGGTACTACGGGTATTCAAGGCGCTCAAGGATTCACGGGGTCTCAAGGTTCAACTGGAAGTACTGGTGCACAGGGCGCAGTTGGTGCCCAAGGTTTTGACGGCACACAGGGAATAACTGGTGCTACTGGAACTCAAGGAGCAATTGGTGCCACTGGTTCACAAGGAAACACAGGTGCTCAAGGAGCACAAGGTTTTACTGGAACTCAGGGAACAACTGGTAACCAAGGTACAACGGGTACTCAAGGGTTTACTGGAGCGCAAGGTTTTACAGGCTCACAAGGAGCCACTGGCTCACAGGGATTGCAAGGATTTACTGGAGCAACTGGTTCTCAGGGAACTACTGGTTCTCAAGGCGCTATCGGTTCTCAAGGAACTACTGGTAGCCAAGGTGTTCAGGGAACACAGGGTATTCAAGGTGCAGTTGGCCCTGTCTCATCTCAGAACGCACACCAATCTGTAGAGGCTGTACAAACAACGCCTCTGGGTAATGGCGCTACTTATTACAACGGTTCTGCTGATGCTAGCAACGGTACTGGTGTTGGTGCATACATCATTGCTACAAGCAATGGTGCACTTTCTATTGACGGTTACACCATCCCATTATTGGCTGTTGGTGACCGTGTTCTGATTGCGGGACAAGCAACCCAAACCCAAAACGGTATCTACACAGTAACGCAAACTGGTGGCGCAAGTACACTGTGGAAGTTGACCCGTGCAACGGATGCTGATAACCATGTTGCTGCACAGGTAGAAGAGGGCGACTACGTATTTGTTACTGACGGTACTACCTACGGTAAAACCGCTTGGCTTATGTACTCCAACGGTTCTAACCCAGATGGTTCTATCCGCATCGGTACAGATGCCATTCAATGGACACAGGCTAGCGGTGTAGGTGCACAAGGTGCTACAGGAGCCACAGGCGCTGGTGGAACTATTGCTTACTATGGCTCGTTTTACGACACAACAACTCAAACTGTTGCAAACTCAACAACTTCTTACCCCTTAAGCATAAACAACACCTATGAAAACAACGGTGTTATTACACAAGGTGGAAATTCTATTAAGTTCCTACATCAAGGAACTTACAGCATAACTATCTCTGTTCAATTAGTTAACACTGCATCGTCTATCTATAACGCCAATTTATGGTTAAGAATTAACGGAGTAGATGCTCCGTATTCAAACAGTCAAATGACTGTACCTAACTCTCACGGTGGAGTTAATGGGCAAATAATTGAGACTGTTAATTATGTCTATACCTTTAATGATAATGACGTTGTTACCTTTATGTGGAAGGCAGAAAGCACGACTGTTTCTATAGAAACAATTTCTGCGGGAACAAATCCTGCAACTCCAGTTACTCCTTCAATTATCCTTACCGCAACTCAAGTTGCATACGCCATTCAAGGCACTCAAGGGCTACAAGGAACTACAGGAACCCAAGGTGCTACAGGAACTCAAGGTGCTCAAGGTTTTACTGGAACACAAGGATTTACAGGAAGTACTGGTACCCAAGGAGCAACAGGTTCTCAAGGAACTACAGGAACAACTGGTGCTCAAGGTACGCAAGGTATTCAAGGTCTCCAAGGACTTAACGGTGGAATGCTCACCGCTACTAATTACACTGCTATCGGTGTTTTGGGTGGAAATCAATCTTTGTCTAGTGCATCAACAGATACTCTTGTTGCGTTTACTGGGTATGCTGACCCACAAGGTTGGTGGAATGCCACATCTAAACAATTTAAGCCAACAATTGCTGGATACTATTACGTAAGTTTTAACACTCTATGGTCGTCTCTTAGCAGCACCAGTCAGACCAACACACAGATTCGTAAAAATGGTAACTCAGAAACTATCCAACAACGTACCCCTGATGCTAACAACCCATACTTTATGGCTGCTAGTAAAGTTATTTACTTAAATGGTTCTACAGATTACCTTGAGTTCACAGCATGGTCTCCAGTAAACACCCAAAGTCTTCAGCAAGGTAACTCTGCTGGTTCTGGCACTAACTTTTCTGCAACGCTTATTACAAGCGGAACTGTCCAAGGAACCCAAGGTCTTCAAGGTTATTCTGGAACTAACGGTACCCAAGGAACAACTGGAGCGACTGGAACTCAAGGCACTACTGGTTTCCAAGGAACAACAGGGGCGACTGGAGCGACTGGAACCCAGGGTGCAACAGGAACTCAAGGAACAACGGGAGCCACAGGAGCACAGGGACCAGCAGGTACTCAAGGAATTACTGGAGCCACTGGTTCTCAGGGCGCTACAGGACTGCAGGGTACAACTGGTACTACTGGTTCACAGGGCACGCAAGGAACAGTAGGCGCACAAGGTATCCAGGGTATTAATGGTAACGCTTACATAGTTAATTACCTAGATGGCGGTTCAGCAGCAATCAGAACAGATATAATCTATGACGCAGGAGTTACATCAAGCAATAGCACTACGTGGACTTACACAATTGACGCTGGTGCGTCAACGGTAAGTTTCTAATTGAGAGAGGTCTTCAATGACATCTAGAATGCAGCAACGCCGTGACACAGCGGCTAACTGGACGACCAATAACCCAACTCTTGCAGCGGGCGAAATCGGTTTTGAGACAGATACTAACCAGTTTAAAATTGGTGATGGTACAACTGTTTGGACCAGCATCGCTTACGCAGGTGGTGGAGGTATCTCCTATGCGTCTACCGCTACTGCAGCAGGTACCACTACTCTTACTGCTACAAGTAAGACAACTCAAAACTTTACAGGAACATCAACACAGACAATTGTACTGCCTGTAGTTAGTACACTTTCTCTTGGCTTTGCGTTTCAAATCCTTAACAACAGCACACAGTCTTTGACGATTAACTCTTCTGGTGGAAACCTTGTTGCTACTTTGCAGACAGGTTTTAGCGGTGTCTTTATTGTTACCTCAACTTCAGGTACCACTGCAGCATCTTGGGACTATCAATTCTCAGGCTTTGATTACATCACAGGAACAGGTTCAATCGTAGCCGTTACTGGAGCAGGTACATCGGGGCAGGTACTTACCTCTACAGGTTCAGGAACTCAGTGGGCTACCGCTTCATCTGACCCACTACCTTCAGTACTTATGCTAGGTGGTATGTAGTAGTCTTTGCCCCATGAACTTGGTGCAGAAAGCAGTTTCACAGGGTGGAAAATTAACACCTCTTATTATCCCTGCTGATGTTACAGGTGGAACTGGGCTAATGAACCCATCCATATTTATAGACGATGATGGTGACATTCTGTGCATTCTCCGACACATCAACTACACGCTTTACCACGCTGAGAACGACCAACGCTTCCCCAGTATCTGGGGTCCTCTTTCTTACTTGCACCCAGAGAAAGACCAGAAGTTACGCACTGAAAATTACCTATGTAAATTAGATAAAGACTTTAATATCGTTAACTATTGCAAAATAGAAATGCTCAATCTTCATGAGCCAATTTGGGAGTTTGTTGGTCTTGAAGATGCAAGGTTAGTAAAGTGGGAAGGTAAGTACTACGGCACGGGTGTGCGTAGAGATACCACCACTACTGGTCAAGGTCGCATGGAACTATCGGAGTTACATATTGATAAAGAACAATGGACTGCTAAAGAAGTTTCACGTATCCGTATTCCTGAGCCAGGAGAAGATGTAGGTTACTGCTCTAAAAACTGGATGCCCGTTCTTGATAAACCGTACGTTTATATCAAATGGTCATCTCCCACAGAAGTAGTACGAACTAAGCCACACTTACCAGCGGTGTGCGAACAACTGGCGGTAGTAGAAGGTGTGACACCTCCTACTGACCAACGTGGCGGTTCTCAGTTAATTAAGTGGGGCGACATGTACATCGCTATCACACACGAAGTTGTCCTCAGCAAGAACTACATGGGGCAGAAAGATGGTGTTTACCGCCATCGCCTATGTGTGTGGAACAAAGGCTTTCAACTTATTGGTATTTCTCCTATTGAGTGGTCATTTCTAGACGCAAAGATAGAGTTTGTTTGCGGAATTGCAGAATACGAAGGTGACCTAATTGTTTCATTTGGGTATCAGGATAATGCGGCATTTATCTTGCAAGTACCTCAGCCAGTAGTAGAAGAAATGATTTCGGAGGCTTTGTATAATGGAAATTAAAGACCTCATAGTTCAACTCTCTAATGACCCATTTAACCCAGACCTTAACCTTCAGATTGCTCTTGCTTACGACAACATTGGGCAAACAGCATCTGCAGTTTCTTTCTACCTACGAACGGCTGAGTACGGCTACTACACACACCCTGAGCATGTCTATGCTTCTTTGCTGCGTTCGGCCCAATGCTTTAGCAGCCAACAGAACCGTGAACACACGGTACAGAATCTCTTCTACAAGGCGATAGCCCACATACCTAATAGGCCAGAGGCGTGGTTCCTTTTCTCTAGGTACTTTGAGCAGAATAAGAAATGGCAAGAGTCCTACACCTATGCTGAGGTAGGCCTATCGTTGCCCGCAACAAAAACTTTGCCCCTACCAATTGATGTGGGATACCCAGGACAATACGGTCTTATCTTTGAAAAGGCTGTCAGTGCATGGTGGGTAGGGCGCAAAGATGAGTCCTTAAACCTCTTTACAGACCTATCAAATAACCCAGAGTTAGACTCAATCCATAAAGCCGCTGTTCAGAACAACCTTGCGAGTTTAGGACACACAACACCTGCGTTATAAGGATAATTGCGGTATCACCAGCCACAAGGAGTTTAAATGGCAGCAGTATATAAAGTCTTAGGTATGACAGGCGCAGCAGGTGCTACTGGAAACGGTGCTCAGCAACTTTCTGCCGCTAATACCAACTATAACCTTTACACATCTCCTGGTTCAGGAAACCTTTCGACTGTAGTATCTACAATCACTATCTGTAACCAGGCTTCTACAGCAGCGACATTCAACATTGCAATCCGCCCTGCAGGTGCAACTCTTGATACTCGTCACTACATTGCATACGGAACCCCTATTGCAGGTAACGACACAATTGCTTTGACTCTTGGCGTCACAATTGCAACGACAGATATCATTACAATCAACGCATCTGCTACTACGCTTTCATTCGCCGCATTCGGTTCTGAGATTTCCTAAAGGAGGACTGACGTATGTCAGTTAGTCGTCTATCTAAGCAAAGCATTCAGGCTGGTTTTCCCAAGCAACAAACTGTTTGGGACCAGTCTACTCAGACTGCTGCTATGGACGCATTGGGCGTAGTGACATTAACTGCTGCTACATCAACAATAACATTTTCTTCAATACCAGCAACGTATACTAATTTGCACTTACGAGGAATTGCTAGGAGTACAAATGCTGGTACTGGTTCAGTTGCAACCAACGTGTTTTTTAACTCAGACACTACTGCAACAGACTACTACTCACATCAACTTTACGGAAGTGGAACTAATCCAGGAGGTTCTTCCTACCAAAATGGTGCATCATTTGGGTTTGTTATAGGACAAGGCGGTAATACAGCAGGTATTTTCGGTACTTTTTACATGGATATCCTTGACTACACAAACGTCAATAAGTATAAAGTTACTCGTTGTATATCAGGAGCAGATACAAACAGCACTGCAGGATTTTTGAACATTGGTTCTATCGTATGGAAAAGTAGCGCTGCTGCAGTTAACGCTGTGTCTTTTACAATTACTAATGGCTCTAACTTTGATGTTGGTACTTCTTTTGCACTTTATGGGGTTAAATAAATGGCTACATATACACCTCTACAAACTGTAACTCTTACCAGTGATAGTGCTAGCGTTACCTTTAGCAGTATTGACCAAACATACACAGACTTAGTTGTTGTTGGTAACACAATCAATGCTTCAAGTGATGGTGCTTTAACAGTTCAATTTAACGGAGACACTGGCACTAACTACTCCGAAACATTTCTCTATGGAACTGGCTCTTCTACTGCAGCAACCTCACGAAACACAAGCGCATCTACCATTCTTATTGGTCGTACAGGAACAAGCCAATCTAGCAGTTTTTTTCACATAAACAATTACAGTAATTCAACAGTCTATAAAACAGCCATTGGTCGTGGTGATAACCCTGGAGCAATTACGTTTTCTTCCATAGGCTTATGGAGAAGTACCGCAGCAATCACTTCTATCAAAATTGCTAACGAAGTACCTGCAAGTTTTACTGCAGGTTCTACATTTTCTCTTTACGGCATCCGTTCTGGAGGAACATCAAAGGCTGCTGGTGGAGATATCGTTGTGTCTGATGGTACGTATTGGTACCATGCGTTTACGAAAACTGGGGTATTTACTCCTGCAGTACCTAATCTTTCTTGTGACTATCTAGTAGTTGCAGGTGGCGGCGGTGGTGGTTCTAATGCCTACAGCAGTGGAACTAGAGATGCTGGCGGTGGAGGTGCTGGTGGTCTTCGCTCTACAGTGACTGCAACTGGTGGCGGAGGAACCATTGAATCCGCATTAACGTTATCTACTATTTCTTATCCTGTGCTTATTGGTGCAGGAGGTGCTGGGGGAACTGTTTCTGCAGGAGACCCTGCTTCAGGAAAGAATGGTAGTAATTCAAGTTTTGGAACAATTTTTTCTACTGGCGGTGGTGGCGGAGGCGGTACCGATACTGCTGGAGCAAGCGTACCTAGCAATGGTGCTAATAGCGGTGGTTCTGGTGGTGGAGCATCTAATGGAAACAACGTTGGTGCTGGTACTACAAGTCAAGGTTTTGCTGGAGGTCTTTCTTACCACTCTGCAGGTAACTTTGGAGGTGGTGGTGGAGGTGGCGCAGGTGGCGCAGGAAACGCTGCTACGTCTAATGCGGGTGCTGCAGGTGGTGTAGGTGTTTCTATTTCTGCTTTTGCAAGCACAACAGGTACTGGTGTTAGCAACTACTACGCAGGAGGCGGTGGCGGTAGTGGTCCAAGCAGTCAGGGTGCAGGCGGTTCTGGTGGAGGAGGCTCTGCAAACGGCGGTGCCGGTTCTTTTGCTACTGGTGGTGGTGGCAGTGCTGCTAAAGCAGGTACGGGTGGCGCAGGCGGTTCAGGTATTGTGATTGTGAGGTATGCAGTTTAATGAATGAGACGTTAACAAAAATTGCGACGTATACCGCTGCTGGTGGTGAAACTTCGTTTACTTTCTCAAACATTCCTCAGTACTACACTGACTTGAAGTTAGTAGTGTCTGCACGTACTAATCGTGCCGCTGGTGCGGATACTATAAAGGTAACTTTTAATGGAGTTTCGACTGGCTACACCAACAGAATGCTCTATGGAAATGGAGCAACTACGGCTTCTAGTACTGGAACTTCAAACATTTTAGAATCAATTTGGACTACAGACTCAAGCAGTACTGGTTCCATATTTGGTAGCAGCGAAATACTTATACCTAACTACAGCAGTACAAAATACAAAGTTGTTTCTTCAGAAAATGTAACGGAACAAAGTGGAGCAACCGCTTACATAGACACAACTGCTGGTCTTTGGTCTAACAACGCTCCTATAACGTCAATTACATTAGCGCCTTACCAAGGCACTGCATTTTCTTCCTACTCCACTTTTACTCTTTACGGAATAAAGAACTATACAGCAACATTAGGTAACTCTATTAAAGCAACTGGTGGAGTTATCTCTTTTGATGGTACCTATGTGTATCACACCTTTACCTCTACAGATGCGTTTGTACCTAACACTAGGATACTTGCTGATGCGCTAGTTATAGCAGGAGGAGGCGCTGGTGGTGGAGACACCAACAACGGTGGCGGCGGTGGCGGTGCTGGAGGATTAGTGTGGCGTCCTAGTACAACCTATTACCCAACTTCTTATGTAGTTTCTATTGGAGCAGGTGGTACGGGAGTTTCTGCTAATACTGGCAACTCTGGTACTAACTCCTTATTTGACACAATCACTGCTCTTGGTGGCGGTGGCGGCGGTGCTGGTCCAAACATTTCTGCTGGTGCTTCTGGCGGTTCTGGTGGAGGTGGAGGTGGCGGTGCTCTTGCTGGCGGTGCTGCTACACAAGGTGCTTCAGGCGGAGGAATTGGTTATGGCAATGCTGGTGGTCTTTCTGCCTCTGGTCCTTGCGGAGGTGGTGGCGGTGCCGGTGCTGCTGGTTCTAACGGTATTAACGCTACTCAACAAGGTGGTAACGGCGGTAACGGTTTAAGTGGAACAACTATTGCTGCGCTTAACGGTATTGGTGCTGCGACTGGCACTGGGCAAAACGTTAGTGGAACTTACTACTACGCAGGTGGAGGTGCTGGTTCTTACACTATAGTTGGTACTCCTGGACTTGGAGGCGGTGGAGTAGCCCTGCAAGGCGCTGTAGGAGGTGGCGGTACTTCTAACACTGGTGGTGGAGGTGCAGGAACTTCTGCGTCAGGTTCTGCAGCAGGTGGTAGTGGCGGTTCTGGAATAGTTATTGTTCGGTATAAGGCATAAAACAATAGACAACTGTTTATCATTAGACAATCAAGCAAGGAGAAAAATCTATGGCACATTGGGCCGAAATTGATAGTGACAACATTGTCACACGTGTACTTGTCGTTGCTGACGACGTAGAAGACGGTCAAAAGTTTCTAGCAGAAGACCTTGGTCTTGGCGGAACTTGGAAGAAGACCTCATACAACACCATTGCTGGAGAACACCGCAATGGCGGTACTCCATTTCGAAAGAATTATGCGGGAATTGGTTTTTCTTTTGACGCTGCAAAAGATGCGTTTATTCCACCAAAGCCGTTTGCTTCCTGGGTTCTAGATAACGAAACCTGTCTTTGGGAAGCACCAACAGCAATGCCTACAGATGGCAAGAACTATATCTGGGACGAAGCCACAACATCATGGAAGGAAGTAACTGAATAATGTCTGATACACCTACAAAGATTATCGTTGACTGCTCTACTGGAGAACAACGTATTGTTCCTCTTACAGCGCAGGAAATTGCACAACGTGACCAAGATGCAGCAGCAGCCGCTGATGCTCAAGCAGCACGTGAAGCAGAAGCAACAGCACTTGCTGCGCTTAAAGAATCAGCAAAGGCTAAGTTAATTGCTGGTCAACCTTTGACAGCAGAAGAAGCAGCAGTACTCGTTATCTAATTTTCCCAAAGGGGAGTCGTTGTGTCTATTAAAAGATTTAATGGTGCTGGGCTATACTCCAGTAAGTCCATTAAGGTGTGGGACCAAACCACTACCTTCAACGACTTTCAATCTATTGCTACTGTAGTAGTTCCTTCTGGTGGTCAAGCAACTATTTCGTTTACTAATATTCCACAAAACTTTACACATTTACAATTGCGCTGTTCTTTAGGTACAAACAGAGCCGCTACTCTTGACACAGCAAAGATGACATTTAACTCATCTACGGGAAGTTCAGACTACACAGAACACTCAATTTACGGTGACGGAACCTCAGTTGGAGGAAACGCTTTTTCAGTCACTAACCCAACAAGCAACATTATTTTTGCACGAACTGGCGGCACAAGTAACGCTTTAACTTTTGCAGCAACTATTACAGATATTGCTGACTACACTAACACCAGTAAGTTTAAAACTCTGCGCTCTATGACTGGAGCAACACTTAGTGGTGCTGCTGGAGAAGTAGAGTTTGTTTCAGGATGTTGGATAAAGGCTGGAACTGGAGTGACTTCAGACGCTATAAACAGGATAGACATTGTTCCAGGAGTAGGAACACTGTTTACTCAGTATTCTCAAATTGCTTTATACGGAATTAAGGGAGCATAGTAATGGCTGGTGTAAGCGCCTCTACGTATACCTTTATTGCTAAGCAGTCTGTTTCGGGAACAACAAGTGTTACTTTTAGCAATATTCCACAAAATTATACTGACTTAGTAATGGTTGTAAACGCACAATGTGCAACAAATGACAACTCTGCAGGCCTACAGTTTAATGGAGATACTGGTACAAACTACTCCTTCACATTTATAAACGCTGATGGCAGCAGTGCAACTTCAGCAAAGTACGCTACACAAAGTGCTATGCAAGTTGGCCTTATGAACAACGCTAACTGGTCAACAAGCACTTACCACATACAAAACTACTCAAGTCAAAACATGTACAAAACAGTTATTGGTCGTGGAAGTATGAGCGACCTTTTGCGCATATACGCATCAAACTGGTACTCATTAAACCCAATTACTTCTATTACGGTTATTTCTACTCCAAACTCTTACAATTTTCTTTCTGGCTCAACTATTACACTCTACGGAATTAAAGCCGCTGACGTAGGGGTAATTGTTCCTGCAAAAGCATTTGGTGGAGACTCTATTACTACAGATGCTACATACACCTACCACACATTTAAGACATCGGGAACATTTGTCCCTAATCAAGCGCTTACTGCAGACATCCTTGTTATTGCAGGAGGCGGTGGCGGAGGTTCGTCTTACGCTGCAGGTGGAGGTGGTGCTGGTGGGTATGTACTTAATACTTCTGTCTCGCTTGCTGCAAACACTACGTACACATGTACTGTAGGTGCTGGTGGTCTAGGAGACCCTAATAACAACTTTAATACTTCAAGCAATGGTGGTAACTCCAACGTCACAGGTGGAGCGCTATCACTTACTGCTGCAGTTGGCGGAGGAGCAGGTGGCGGTCAGATAACTAACCCTGCTGGTCAGAGCGGTGGTTCTGGCGGTGGCGGTATGTACTTTAACGGTTCTAACAACGGCGCAGGACAACCTGGTGGCTCTGGAACTGCTGGTCAAGGTAACGCTGGTGCTACAGGTCTTGCCTCTTCAGGTAACCACGCAGGTGGCGGTGGCGGCGGTGCTGGAGGCGCTGCTGCTGGCGTTAGCACTGGTGCAGGCGGTGCCGGTGGTGTTGGCGTAACCAGCGCTACTATAAACGCTTTTGGTTCTGCATCTGGAACTGGACACCAAACTGCTGCTGGAACTTTCTACTACTGCGGCGGTGGCGGTGGCGGTGGATACTCATCAAGCGGTGCAGGCGGTAACGGTGGTGGTGGTCGTGGTGCTGGAAGTACTAACATTCTTTCATTACCTGGAACACCATGGACTGGCGGTGGCGGAGGTGGGTCCGAATCAAACGTTGGCACTAACTCATCAAGCAACGGTGGTTCAGGAGTAGTTATTGTGAGGTATGCATCCTAATGGCTAAAACATATACTGCTATTCAAACAATCACTACAACGGGAACTACAGCATCTATTTCTTTTGATAACATCCCCCAAAATTACACTGACTTAAAAGTAGTATTTAGCGCCCGAGCAGACGGCGCTGTTGAGTGGTGCAACATCCTCATAAATGGAAGCACAAACAGTTTGACAGCAAAATACTTAGTTAACACAGGTTCTGGTTCGGCTGCGGCTGGCGGAATTATGACACCTCTTGTACCTAGCACATGGACAGCAAACATCTTTACTAATGTTGAAATTTACATCCCAAATTATACTTCTTCTACTAACAAGTCACTAAGTATTGATGGCGTTAACGAGTACAACTCTTCTGCATCAGATTTGTGTTTTTTCTCTGGAATATGGGCAAGTACTAACCCTATTACTTCTATTGGACTCATTCCTTCTGGCGGTTTTGCAAACTTTGCTGCTAACTGCACATTTACTCTTTACGGTATTGGTTCAGGCGCTAAAGCAACTGGCGGTACATTTACTTCAGACGGAAAGTACAACTACCACACCTTTACTTCTACCAGTACGTTTATTCCTACAGAGCAAATTAGAAACGCAGAAGTTCTTTGCATTGCTGGTGGAGGGGGCGGCTCTGCAGCAGGTGGCGGTGCTGGAGGACTTGTTTACACCCCAGGACTTAGCCTAAACGCTGGAACACAGTACTCTTGCACTGTAGGTGCTGGTGGTGCTGGCACTGCAGGTACAGGTACAACTCTTGGAACTAACGGAGTAAACTCATCTTTTACCTCATCCATAACTGCAACTGGCGGCGGTGGTGGTGCATACAGTGGAGGAAGTATCGTTAACGGTGCTGCTGGTGGTTCTGGTGGCGGAGGTTTTGCTGGTGGAGGAACGACAAGTTCAAACTCTGGAATTGGTGGTTCAGGAACTTCTGGACAGGGTAACAACGGCGGTAACTCGTATGTTCAAACAGCAAGCACATCTTCTACAGGCGGCGGTGGCGGTGCTGGAGGCATAGGAGGTACAGCAACCGGAACAGACAAAGGTGGAAATGGCGGTATTGGTTCCTCTTCGTACGCAGCGTGGGGTCAAGCAACTAACACTGGGCAAAACGTTAGTGGAACTTACTACTACGCAGGTGGTGGAGGTGGAGGTGACTACGTAGCAACAGCCTCTGGTCTTCCTGGTCTTGGTGGTGGGGGTTACGGCTCTAACCTAAACAACACAGGTAGCGCAGGACTTGCAAACACAGGTGGAGGTGGCGGCGGTGCTTACAACACTACCTATACAACTGGATACACTGGCGGTTCTGGTTTAATCATCGTTCGTTACCCACTCGCTAACTAAGGAGACGCCATGCGTGGAACTAAAGTCCAAGGGCGTTTTAAGATTGATTACGAAAAGTTATCAATGGAAGAGGGCGTCACTGACGAACTTCGTGACCCTGTAGGTACAGAAGTAGATTGGTATGTCTGGGATGAAGATGCTCTCCAGGCAGACTACGCCAATTGGGTAGACCCCGTTTACGATGTCTCTAACCAGGAATCTGGCAAGGGATTAATGTGGAAAGAGCCCATTAAGGTTCCCGTCATTATGGGCCAACAACTACGTGGTACCAACATCATGAACGAACGTGGTTTCTATACCGTAGATACCTTGCGCCTTGTCATGGGAGTCTCTGACGTTAACCGCCTATTGCCTAAACTTATATCTGACCCTAACTTCCATATCCAAGACCGCATTGTGTTCCAAGGCGAAGTATTTATTCCTACCCGTGTTTTACCTCGTGGTCGTTACAAAGACAACTATAGTGTGGTTACCGTAGACACTAACCAGTGCAACGGCGAAGAGTTGGTAAACTTCCAACAGTTCCTCAACTACGCAAATTAAGGAGAACACAGTGGCAAATGAGTTTGATGATGCATTTGAACCAGAGTTAGACCCAGACCTATTTGATGAAGAAGATGTAGAATTGGAAGACTTCGACGACCATATGTTCGACGAAGATGACCTAGAGGAAGAAGACGATGAAGAAGATAGCGAAGAGTAAAGCACCTGTAAAAGGTCACGGCAAAGTTGAAAAGGTAATTAAGGAATATAAGTCTGGAAAACTGCACTCTGGTTCAAAGACTGGTCCCGTAGTTACAAGTAAAAAACAAGCCACCGCTATTGCACTCAGTGAACAGCGCAAAAAAGACGCTGCAAAGAAGGTCAAAAAGAAGTAATGCAAACAAAAATTGAACCAGCGCCATTGACATACCCCAATGGAGGAGGACTAAAGAATATGGCTAACACAGCACCAGTATCTCAGAAATTAGAGGTTGAGGCTCTCAAGAAGAAGCATGAAGTAGAACTTGCTAAACTTCAAGAGAAGCACGCTGCTGCTAATAAGCCAAAGACAGTAAAGGTTAAGAAAAATGCCTAAGACATTTAAAGCAGACGGTGAAAAGCACACAGTAAAGAAAAACAAAAAGGGCGACATCATTGTTGACCATGCTGGTAACAAAGGTAAGTACGACAAGATTAACCTCACCAAAAAGGCTGGGGCTAAGACAGTCAAGCAAGGCGTAAAAGCAGTCCAGAAATATCATCGGACGACAGGTAAGTAAATGAAGATTTGCAGCAAGTGTAAAGTTGAGCAATCAACAGAAAACTTTCATAAAGGTAATCATTACTGCAAACCTTGCAAAAAAGAATACGATAAAACATACAGCAAAAATTGGCAATTTCAACCGTACAACCAAGTTAAAAGGTATGCCAGTCATATCCTAAAACGATACGGTCTTTCTGTTGAAAGTTTAAATACAATGTATGAGACTCAAGGTGGTGGGTGCGCTATCTGTACTAAAAGCATCCCTAACCCTACGGAAGAAGGGTCCGAGAGATTTATCACTTCTATAGACCATAACCATGCTTGTTGTCCTACAGCAAATTCTTGTGGGTTTTGTGTTAGAGGCCTACTATGTCGTGACTGCAACTTAATGATAGGACATGCTAAAGATAGCCTTGAAACTTTAAAAAAGGCTGTAGAATATTTAGAACTTAACTCAGTAAAGGTAGGTATTAATCATCTGTAAATCATGTGGCTGCAAGTGCAGCAAAGATAAGGCTATGAAAGGCTGCAAATGTTCTTGCAATACCTGCAAGGCTGCTCGTACAGGAAAGAAGACTAAGTAATGGCAAAGATGACCGATAAAGAACAAGACTCAAAAGTCATGAAAGGTATGACCCCAGAGCAAAAGAAGAAGTTCAAAAAAGAAGATAAGAAGATGGATAAGAAAAAGCCATCTAAGGCTAAAGACAAAAAGATGGATGAAGATTTAGGCGATAAGATTAAAGGTAAGAAAAAGAAGTAAGAGTTAGGCCCCTCAAGTAGGGGCCTTTCTTCTATTATAAGCAGTATCAGTAACCCACTGCGGGTCTGTGTAGTTCCCACTACTTGCGCTTTAAAAGGGGTTTATTTCATGCTACCTACAATTGTGGTGTCATCATGAAGCATATCCATAGCGCAGTAGAGCAAGCAGCAAAACACACCAGCCGTTACATGACTGGTCAACTTCGTAAAGAAGCGAAAGCAAGTGGATGGCCTCGCCACATTACTGGCAACATGGGCGTCATTTATGACAACAACAAGTTTGAAGTTCATGTCCATGACCGCCACCTCAGTGAGGCACAAGACCTTGAGTACGGGACAGAAAAGAGCCGCCCAACCGCTGCCATTCGTCGTTCTTCCAACCGCACTAAAGAAGCAGAACAGTTCTTTATCGGAACACTTCACAAGATAGTGGGTGAGTTATGACATTTCTAGTATCTGAAGATGAGGCTCTCCGTAACCTTCTTTTGGGAATGACTGTTACTGACCAGAAAGCCGTTGCAAACGGCTCTCCTCGTAATGTCAAAGTTTATTTTGGTCAACCTAGCCAAGAAGTTGTAAGTCAGTCCTATCCATACATTGTCATTGATATGATTGACATTGCTGAAGATACAAGCCGTGCAATGCGTGGAATGGTTAAGCCTAACTACTTAAACGACCCTACCTACATGGTTCAACCAGTACAGGGCACACAAAGCGTACAAGCAGTTCAAGGAGTTTCATACGATTCAGAAACCAATGACTGGATGATGCACTGGCCTATTCCAGTAAACATTGACTACCAAGTAACCACCTATGCCCGTGAACCACGACATGACCGTCAAATCTTGGGGCAGATTTTGACAACTAAAATTCCAATGCGCTTTGCGATATTGGAGCCAGATGACGGCACTGTTCGTCGTCTAGACCTTCTGGACATTTCAAAAAGAGATGTAACAGAACAAGGAAAGCGTTTATTTGTAAACGCTCTCACAGTCCGTGTCTCATCCGAGATTACGGAAGCAACATACAACCAAGTATACAAAGCGCTACAAATTAACGTCACGGGTCCTGATGATGCTGGCAGCCAAGTAATTGGCAGAAGCACATGGACACCAATCTCGTACAACATATCGCAACCATAAGGAACCCTTACCCAACTAGTTAGGAGAAAAAATGGCATATAGCCGTCCAGGTGTTTATATCAGTGAACGCCTTCTCCCACCTGTTCTCGCAGGTGGAGTCACAGCAAATGCTGCTGGCGCCGTTGTTGCACCTTTTGCACAAGGCCCAGAAGCAGTAACGCTTGTTAACTCTTGGTATGAATTTACCAAGTATTTTGGTGGTTACAACGCCGCCTACCCAGCCACCTTTCAAGTTGGCTCTTATTTCGCAAATGGTGGTAAGGAACTGTATGTACAGCGCCTTCTTCACACAGATGCAGCAAAAGCACATGTCAACATTGTTACATCAGCAGATGCAACTGTTGCTACAGTTACTGCAAAGAACGCAGGAACTGATGGAAACAACCTTCGTGTTGTAGTTTCTGCAGGTTCTGTATCAGATACATATACCCTTACTGTGTACAAAGAATCAGGCGTAGTAAACGACATCACAGACGACATTTTGCTGGAACGTTACGAAAACGTTGTTTTTGATGACGCTACCTCTAGTGATTTTGCTGAAACTGTTATCAACACTGTTTCATCAACGATTATTATCAGCGCAAGTGCTTCTGGTACAGCAGTAGCGGCAACTTACCCACTCACATCTGGTTCTAATGGAACAACTCCAGTTGCTGCTGACTACACCAGTTACAAAGGTAACAGTGGAGTTTCAGTGTTTGAAAACTTCTCAGCCTTGGACCGTCCACTTGTTGTGTTTCTTCCAGGTATCTGGGAGGCATTGTCTACAGGTGAAACAGGTGTAATCAACGCTGCTACATCTTGGGCTGAAGATAACAATGGTTTTGTAGTTATTGAAACTGCAGAAAATCTTACTGTTGCAAACGCTATCACAGCAGCAGGAAGCCTTAATGATACAAGTTTTGGCGCTGTATACTACCCACACTTCTACATTTCAGACCCAGTAGGACGTGGTACAGGTGCTCTTCGCAAGATTGGTCCATCTGGCGCAATTGCTGGTCTCTACATGACAACCGATGCAAGCCGTGGTGTATTCAAGGCTCCTGCGGGTATCACAGCAACTGTTAAGGGTGTTGTTTCTGTAGAAAAGTCGTTTACTTCTACTGAACTAGATTCAATGAACTCAAGCACATCACCAGTTAACCCACTTCGCCAGATTCCTGGTGCAGGACTTTCTGTCATGGGTGCTCGTACACTTCTTCAAGATGGAACAGCAAACAAGTACGTCAATATGCGCCGTTCCCTCATCTACATCCGCAAGCAACTCAAGAACAACACAGAGTTTGCTATCTTTGAGAACAATGATGAAGCACTATGGTCACGTGTCCGTAGCGCACTCACTGTGTTTCTCTCTGAGTACAAGAACCAAGGCGGTCTTCGTGGAGCAACTAATGCTCAGGCTTTCTTCATCAAGTGTGATGGAGAAAACAACACAGCAACCTCAATCGCCAACGGAGAAGTACATATCCAAGTTGGTGTTGCTCTTCAATACCCATCAGAGTTCATTGTCATTGACTTAAGTCAAAAGACAATTAACTAGGCCGAAGGAGAAAATAAACAATGGCAATCGTAAATAGCCGCTCAACGTTGGCAACTGACCCAGTCCGTAACTTTCGGTTCTTGGTAACTTTCCAACCACAAGACACAGGTAACACTAACCTTGGGACTGTAACAATCCCAATGGGCTTTACCTCAGTCTCAGGATTGGCTGTAACAACAGACTCAATCCCATACCGTGAAGGTGGATACAACACCACTGTTCACCAGATTCCAGGACAAACTTCCTTTACTCCGTTGACCCTTCAACGTGGCGTAATTCTTGGAAGCCGTCAAAACTGGGATTGGATGAAGCAGTTGTTCGCAACTGTTCAGGCTGGCGGTTCAACACTTGCAACAGGAAAGAACTTCCGTTGCGACATTGAAATCGCTGTTCTTAATCACCCAGTTCCATCAGCAGGCGCTAACGTTACAAGCGGAACCGGTGTTGCTACAGCAGCAACAGACGAAGTCGCAATGCGCTTTAAGGTATACAACGCATGGCCTACAACCGTGGCATACTCTGACCTTAACGCTGGAGATAACGCTCTCTACGTTGAACAAATGACTCTAGTACATGAAGGTTTTGACCTTAACTGGGGTTCATTTAAGGATGGAACATTTACAAATGCTGCAGTATTTGATGCCGGAACAACAACAGCAGCCGTCTAACTAAAGGAATAAAATGACAACGAAAACAATCAGTGCAGCGGCTAACCCCGCATTGGCAAACAAGGCGATTCAAGAAGTACTGGCTGAAAAGCCACAAGAAGTAGAAGTTCGCATTACATCTCCTTCGGAAACATTAGTAACCCTTCCTGGCGGATACATTACATCCGCTGGGGAGGTTACTACTGAAGCAGAAGTACGTGAACTTAACGGTCGTGACGAAGAGGAAATTTCAAGAGCAAGCACTTTAGGTAAAGCGCTTTTGACAATTCTAAAACGTGGAACAGTAAGAATTGGTAACGAACATGTGACTGAGTCAATGTTAGATAACCTTCTTTCTGGAGACCGAGACATGCTTCTTCTTGGAATCTTTAGAGCAACATTTGGAAACATTGCACATCTAAGCGGTTACTGCGGAAGTTGTGCAGAGTCAAAAGATGTAGATGTAGAACTAGACAAAGACATTAAGGTAAAGGTCTTAGCAGACCCAATTAATGGACGACGTTTTATTGTTGAAGGTAAAAAAACTGAATATACAGTGGAGTTGCCAACAGGAATTACTCAAAAAGAATTAATGCTAAGTGCAGACAAGACAATTGCCGAACTAAACACACTTCTTTTAGAACAAACTGTTACTCGCATTGGTGACACACCAGTAGCGAGCAAAATTCAAGTACAAAACCTAGGGCTTACAGACCGTCGCAAGATTGTTGATGAAATCAACAAGCGAGCATGTGGACCTCAATTTGAGGACCTCACACTTGAGTGCCCAGACTGCGAAGGCGAGGTACAGGTTCCTATTAGTTTAGGTGCCTTGTTTCGTTTCTAGCAGAATTCCTTACGCTCAGTTAATGGCTGAGTGGAAGCGACTAACCGAACTATATGTAGGTTGGACATTGACAGAGGTGAAAGATTTGTCACCAAGAGAAAGAGATAACTGGTTAAAAATAAGCCAGTTAAAGAGTTAAAGGAGATGACATGGGTTACGCCGCAGATGTAAAAGCCTTAACCGCTGACATCGCCAAACTCACTGACCAAATTAATAAGATGCATACTGCCGTTTCATTGGCAGGAAAAGATGCAGTCACTATTTTCTCTACCGTAAAAGGTTCTCTTAGCAACGGTGGTCAGCGTGGAAACGGTTCGGCAGGCGGCAACCGTTTACAAGCATCTTTTGGAAATATAAATCCAAATCCTGCTGTCACATCCATGGATGGTGGCGGTCAAGGAGGTTCTGGAACAGGAACTGGCGGCAAAACCCCTAATGGTGGTGGCGCAAGTTTTAGCGTTGCTGAAGAGTACGGAAAATTGGGACGTTCTGGTCTTGTATCTATGGCAGGTTCTGCAGTTAAAACTATTGCAACAACTATGTACGACATGGCTCCAGATGCTTCTGGAGTTGTTAATCGTGCTGGCGGGTATTACCAAGCCGCACTACGTTCTCCTGGAATGGGACGTGCTGGGCTAGAGCGAGCAACTTTCAGTGCACTTAAAGGTGGTATGACTGGAGTTGGTTCTGATGCTGCAGTTGCAAACATCCTTACCAATGCTGGATACGCACCGGGTGGTGTTGATTACTTAGCCGCTGCACGCCAAGTTAAAGGTGCGGCAACATACCTTGGAATGCAAAACCAAAATGCTGCGTCTGCTATTGCAGGGCTTCAAGGTGGGCCAATGTCTGCCAACTTGTACCAATATGGTATTACAACTATGAACGCAAATGGAACTGCACAAAGCGTTGGTAGCATTGCACAACAGTTGTACAAAACAATGTTTCCTAATGGTGCCACTGCAAAGAGTGTTCAAGCATCTATTAGAAGTGGTTATGCGGGACTTAACCTTGCTGGGTTAGGAATGACTGGTGACCAACAGCAAATGATTAGCCAAGCGTTTGTAGATATTGCTTCTGGAAAAAACCCAGACCTTGCATCTGCAAAATCTGCTCAGGGTAACCAAAATCCTTTTGACCCATTGTTCCGTATGAATACGTCTTCTACAATGATTCAAGGTGCTGCAGAAAAGAACACCATCTCTGGACTTGGTGCAGCAGCGGGAACTATTGAGACATTTAACAACTCTATGAAAGACGTTATTGCGTCTATGGGATTGTTAAAAGGTTATTTAGATGGTTTGAGTGGAAACCCACAGGGGGCTGCCCTTAAAAAGGGTGGAACATCTTTACTTAAAATTGGTAAAAAGGCTCTTGGTTTCCTAGGAATGACAGTAGGCTCTGGATTGATAGCCACTGGTGGAGGAGCCCTTGTAGGTAGCACATTGGTTGCTGGAGGTGCAGCACTAGCATTTGGTGGAGGAGGAAGGCCAGGTTACGGTTCTTCTTTTGGTGGTCGCAATTTAAACTCAGGTAAGTATGCAAGCGGACTTATCAGTGCAGGTTATGGAGCCCGTGAAGCACAGGGTGGAAGTTGGGACAGTACTGGTGGAGTTCACCAAGGAACTGACTTCAATGTTGACTCTGGAACTCCAGTTATCGCTGTTAAAGACGGAGTTGTTTCTGGAACAACCCTTAGTGCGGACTATGGTCAAGCAGTAGTCATTGACCACGATGGTGGTTACTCTTCAATTTATGCTCACTTAAGTAACAAAGAAGTTAGCCCTGGAACTCGCATTATCCAAGGGCAAGAAATTGGTAAGTCTGGTAAATCTGGAAACGCTACTGGACCACATCTTCACTACGAAGTGTGGCACGGAAACAACAACCCAGTAGACCCATCAGAACTTAAAGGTGCAGGGCTACCTGTTGGCGGCGCTGGCGGTAACGTCAGTCAAAGCATGAGTCTTTCTGGTGGAAATCCACTAGGTGGAGTTGTCAATGCTTCAGACATGCTAAAGGGAGTTGTAGGTGCTGGTGGTTCTGGAGCAGTAAACCCTAACGCTGGAACTGCTGGTGACCAAGAGTTTGCTAAAGCACTTCTTGCTAAAGCGGGTATTGCAGCAACTGATAGCAGCATTACTGCACTTACTACGTGGATGCATTGGGAGGGTGGAACTAAGAACAACTCCTTTAACCCACTTAATACCACTCTTGATATGCCAGGAGCAGGAATATTTAACTCCGTAGGAGTTAAGACCTACAACTCATTACAGCAAGGTGTTGACGCAACATACAACACTCTTACAGGAAAAGATGCTTCAGGTCGTGGGTATACAACAATTCTTAATGACTTAAAGGCTGGCGCTCCGTTAAACCAAGTTGTCTCTGATATTAACAGTTCTTCTTGGGGAACTCACATTAAGGGTGGAGGAACACCTGGGGCTCCTGGAATTCCAGATGCAAATCCTGCTGCTGGAATGAGTTCTCCAACATCAGCATCTGGAGTTACTGCCAGAACTGGGGACTCTAAAGTTGTAAACTTTAACGTGTATCTGCATGACGTTTCTGACGCTCAAGCATTGATTTGGGCTAAAAAAGTTGAGTCTTTCTTGCACGATAAAAATGAAATCTCTGTTATGGGAGGCAAATAATGCCAGGTCATAAATACAACGGCACGTTATTTTTAGGCCCTAACGCACAACTATACGCACAATATGGTGGTCAAGAAAAGTATTTGGCTGCAAAAAAAGCGTTGGATAATGCAAAAAAGAAATACACAAACCAAGAAGCAAAATTACGAGAGGCTAATGCTAGTTTAGACGCAGCATTAAACACCCCTGGTTATGGTTTATACGCAAAGTTAAACGATGCTAAACAAGCAAACAACACGGCTCTAATTTCTTCTTTAAAACTTGAAATTTCTAACACTAAAGCAAAGCAAAATGATAACTTAAAGCAAATTTCTCTAATACTTGCTATGGTTTTAGAAACACAAACAGCGTTTGAAAACAAAAAAGTAAAAGATAACAATTCTAGTGGTAGTGGTGCTGACTCAACTACGCAACCACACGCCGGTAAAGGTCCTTGGTACTTTAACGCTCCTTTAGTTAATAGTTCTTATTTCTTAAATAAAGGTGAACTACCTAAGATGTTGCCTGCTGGCTCATCTTCCGTTGGAGATGCTTTAAAGTTTTGGACAAGCAAAGAAAATGCTGGTGGTAAAGGAACCATTCAAATGGACCGAAAAACTAACACAGTTGAGTTAAAGGCAAACGCCAGAAAAACTTCACCAAATCCAAAAACATTTGACGATAGAATGTATGGGTTTAGGTTTCAATATAACCCAACAACTATCAATATGACTTGGGCTGGAATGATGGGTGCAAATCCAGTGTACGAGGCTGCTGGTCTTGACCCCGCAGTACCTATGTCAGCCAATTTATTCACAGGTACAATTTCTTTTGATATTATACTTAATCGTATTCAAGATATAGCGTTGATAAACAATGACGGAACATTTAAAAACAACATTGCAAACCCATACCCTTGGAAAATTGAAACTGATGATTTAAAAACAATTGTGCAAAAAGGAACTATGTACGATTTAGAGTATTTGTTTAGAACAATGCATGGTTATGCTTTCTACACTAACTTTAACACCACATTGATGGGAAAAACTAACGACCCAGGTTGGCTTCCTGTTCGTCCAGTTGAACTTCACTTAGGAAATAAAATGCGTTACCGTGTTCGTGTAAGTGGCTTAGAAGTTGTACACAAAATATTTTCTGAAAAAATGGTACCACTACTTTCAGTTGTGACGTTCACCTGTAACCGTTACTGGGATGGAGACACACCAAAGGACCCTAAGAAAAAATGATTTATTTAGACAGCCGTTATGCGGATGGAACTCTTTTTGTAGCGCAAGAACCAAAATCTGGTGACTACATGCTATCGGTGTTCCGCCAATTCCCAACATATAGCGTTGGGTTTTATTGGTATGAAGTAACTGAAAACGACAAAATTGAAGGTATTGCCACTAACACTTTGGGTAATCCCCATCTTTGGTGGCAAATTATGGATATTAATCCAGAAGTATTAAATCCCTTTAGTTTAGAGCCAGGGTTACAGTTGCGGATTCCTCGTGAATAGCACGCAACAGAATCGTTTTGGAACTACCTTTACGGTTACGTTTCCTGACTTTCCTACTTTTACTGCAGTTCCTCAGTGGTTTAGGTTAACTCAAGAACAAGGTAAACAAGACGTAATAGAACTTTCTTTTGCATCATTTGATAAACATTTTCAAAAGGCTTTAAAAACTGGTGTTTTGTTTAAAGTGGTATGGAAAACAGAGCACGCAAAAAACGAATGGGTTGGCTACGTGTATAACGGAGACAACACAACACAATCTACGTTAAAGCACAACGTCCTTTTACGTGGCATTGGTGCTTCCTTTCCTTTAAAAGAAGGTGGCAATAAAATTTGGAAAAATAAAACTGCTCCAGAAATTGTTCAAGAAATTTGTAAAGAACAAGGTGTAAAAGCAGTTGTAGATAAAAGCAATGTTAGATTTGCTATGCAATCTTTAGTTGGCCTAACAAAATGGGAAAAGATTCAAGAACTTGCCGGACGAATTGGATTCCACGCACAAATGAACAACACAACTCTTTATTTCCAAAGAATTGACAGAATGATTGACCAATTTTCGTCTACTATCCCAGTGCTGTCTTACAGCGATGGAAGCGTAAACGCTGGCGTTATATTCGAAGCACAAACTTTAGACTACTTTAAAGCAAAAGTTGGAGACCTTTTTGAGTCAGGAAACAATGACAAAAAAGAAAAAACTATTCACGGCATTGACCCAATTACAGGTAAAAGCCATAGTTATACCTCTAAACCAACAAGTGTAGGAAAAAATCTTCGTAAAAACGTTACTGAACCACTATTTAAAGAAGTTATAACTACGGTTGTTGCTGAGTCAAAATCTTTGGCTAAAGAACTTGCGGAAGGTATGGCGCATCTGTCTAGATTTTCAATGCGTGGGGAGGGTAAGGGTCAAGGAGACCCACGTATTTCTCCATACAAAACGGTTGAGATAAATGGTACCGGAAACGACACTGATGGGTTCTGGGTAGTTACAAAAGCAGAACATTTTGTCACTTACGACGGAAGATACACAATTGACTTTAAATGTATGTCCGATGGTTTAGGCAAAAACAAATCTGGTGGGTTTCGTAAGGACAAAGCAACTGTTGTTCCAACTAGAGATGTTGCATATGAAATGGCTACAGGAGGAAAACAAGCCCCTTCAACCCCTACACTTAAGGCTAGACAACCCCTTGTAAACCAAAAACGTGGGGGATACACAATACATCCAAGCAGATGGGTAGGTAAGTAATGGCTGAAGTAGCGCTGACTCTTCCCTTTTCTTTGAACTCTTACGGAAGCGTTTCTTCTACAACTGACCAATCTAAAATTTGGTCAGACAGAGTTAGGTTTGTTATTGGAACAAACCTTCAAGAAAGGATACTTGACCCTGAGTTTGGAACCCTTGTTCCAGAAGCCTTTATGCAAACTCAAGATGACGCAGAGTCATTGATTGTTTCCGAAATAGAACGAGCATTTCCTACGCAATTAAACCTTTTATCACTACAAAGCGTGGAGGTTTCTTTTGACGAGTACTCCGGAACAACGCATGTAAATATCACCTACAGTCTTCCAAATGGTGAAGTTACAGACACAGTGGTTTCTGTAGCCTATATCAATGGAAATAACATATCAGTACAGGAGAACCTATGAGCATCGTCCCTCCAAGCGACACGCCAGTCCCACTAGATTACACAAGCCGTGATTACTACTCTATTCGTGAGCAGTTAATCTCTCGTGTTCAAGACAGACTCCCTGATTGGGCAGCAACTAACCCCGCAGATTTTGGTCTTGCTCTCGTAGAAGCCTTTGCGTATATGGGTGACCTGATGTCGTACTACATTGACCGAAATGTAAACGAATCGTTTATCTCTACTGCTACACAACGTGAAAGCGTTGTAAACATTGCTCAGGCTTATGGATATATACCATCTGGTTATCGCCAAGCATTTGTTGATTTAACGTTCACTAACTCATCCGATACGGATGTAATCACTATTCCTGCAGGTACAGTCATCTCTGGAGATGTAATTTCTGGAGATACAGTAAACACTGTTTACTTTACAACAGATTCAGATGTAATCCTTGACCCAGCAATTGATAACGGTATTGGAAATATGACCGCAAAAGAAGGTCGTAGTGTTACGTTAGTTTCTGCTTACGCAAACACATATGGAGAACTTGTTGGAACATCTGATGGAACACCTAATCAAGTCTTTTCTCTTGGTGAATCTCCTGCTGTAGATGGTTCTCTTAGTGTTTACGTTCAAAGTGGTTCTTCGTATTCTAAATGGCGTCAAGTACAGCACCTAATTGATAGTAATCCTTATGACCAAGTGTTTACCGTTACAAGTGATGCAAACAATGTTCTATTTGTTAACTTTGGTGATGGAGTTTCTGGAGCAATTCCAGTTAATTTCTCTGAAGTTCGTGTTCTATACACTGTTGGTGGAGGAGTACTAGGAAACGTAACTGCTGGAGTTCTTACTAACATTGATTATGTTCCAGGGTTTTCAACCAACGATGTTATTGCACTGCAATCTATTGTCACAGTTACCAATGCATCTGTTGCACTTGGCGGTTCTGAACCAGAAACATTGTCTCAAATCCGTTATGCAGCACCTTTAACTCTTCGTGCTAATACTCGTGCAATAACGTTAGAAGATTTTAAAAGTTTGGCTCTTGGCGTTACTAACTGCGGTAAGGCTCACGCTACTTCTCAAATATGGACATCTGTAACTTTGTATGTAGCACCTTCTAGAAACTCTGGAGACTCAGATTTACAGCCTGGTCTTGATGATGGTCAAAATCCAACTAGTGAATTTACAAGTTTAGCAAACGATGTTTACAACTATGTTTCTCCTCGTACACTTATTGGAAGTACACTCACTGTTCAACCTCCTAGTTATGTAGATGTTTTGCTCACTGTTCAATATGCAAAAGAACCTCAATACACAACAGCAGAAGTAGAAGCATCTATTAAGTCGGTATTAACAACGGACTATGGNTATGTAAACAATGATTTTGCACAAACTATTTATCAACAAGATGTAGAAACTACACTTAACAACAAAGTTACTGGTATAAAAATTGCTAAATTAGTAGCACTACACCGTGTTGTTGATAGTGGACTAAACACTTTAATCGGTGCTGACAACGAAATTTTTCGAATCAAAGAAGAAAACATCAGCATTGGACTTTTATAAGAATGTCTACAAAACGACAAGAATTTCCTGGAGTTTATAGGGGTACGGTTATAAAAAACCAAGACCCCAAAAAACAACGCCGTCTTCAAGTTGAATTAACTACGTCTGTAGGTCATTACACCGAATGGGTATGGCCTATGGAACCAGCAAACATCAGCACTGAAGTTCCAGAAATTGGTCAAGGGGTGTGGGTTCATTTCCAAGCAGCCGACCATGAGTACCCAGTTTGGTTTGGTTCTTTTGGTAAACATGTAGGAAAAAGCAAACGTCTTTACGTCAAAGCCCTTCCCAATTCAACGGATATTTCTGGGTTAACTTCATATGTTAAAACAGTTAAACAAGCAGATGGAACAACAGAAATTGATTTAATGAACACCTTAATAGCAATGGCGACAACAATAAAAAGCCATGAAACACGCATAACCTCATTAGAGTCTCAATTAACCACTTTGCACAACACTTTGGCTACAAGAACTAGCCCAAGCCACACCCACGGAAGCAATGGATAAGAGTTGAGGCAGTAAATGAAGCCAGAATCTAAGAAAATAGAACCTGCTATTGAGAGGAAACCCTAGTGCCAACATCACCCCTTTACCCTGGTGCAGTACGCAACTTTGGTTCTGACGTTGTTAACTTTACAGACACCATTTTGGCGGAACACGTCAACTACCTTCGTGCTGAAGTTAACTCTATTGAAACTGTTCTTGGCACTTACCTAACCCTTAGTTCTGGATGGGCTGGAACTTTTACGGAACCGTCTATTTCTTACACATGGGATAGCCTAAAAGATAGACTTGCTAACATTGAATACGGCCTTCACACAACGTGGGCAGCAAAAGTTCCTCTTGGAGGAACTGCAAACCAAGTACTTGTTAAAAACTCTAGTACTGATTATGATTTTTCTTGGACAACATTTACTGGTCTTCCCAGCCAATCAACCCATAACGGTCAGTACTTAACGACAAACGGTTCTACCGCATCTTGGGCAACTGTATCTTCGTACTTAGCACCTACTCTTGGCTCTACATCTATTGGTTCTGGAGCAACTGTTACCAACGTTAATGGGTTAACCATAAACTCAACTACCATTCCAAGTTCTAAGACTCTTGTTGCAACTGACTCTACGGCTTATGTTGTACCAAGCCAATCAGGAGCAAACGGAAAGTATTTAACATCTAATGGAAGTTCTTCATCATGGGCTGCAATTCCTACTGGAGAATCGTTTAGTCCATTCCTACTTATCGGAGCATAATAAATGTCAAAATACGGCTATTCCGTATATGGTGCATCTAGATACGGATTAACACCTAAACTTGCGTATTCCGTTGAACCTATGGGTATCAATGTAATTAAGTTTTATGAAGTTCTAGTTTCTTGGCAATCTCCTACAGGTAACTTCACACGTTTTCGGGTAGTACGTAACCAAAATGCTTACCCAGAAACTGCAGAAGATGGAATCATCATTTACGAAGTAATGTCTGAAGATGGTTTAACTCTTGAGGGAAAGATAACAAGGTCGTCATTTTACGACGGGCTAGAAAACCCAACCCAAACGGCAATTAATACTGGTCGTAATATTTTTTACCGTGTTTTCTTGTACACATCCGACAACGTTTGGGTTAAAGCAGGAGAAATAAGCGAAGTAATTCCAGAAAATACTGGTGCTACTAACAAGGTATTAGATTTACTACCACGTGTCTTAACAAGTTCTGATTTAAGCCCATTGGGAGTAGTAAGCGAAGACTCTCAATTATACAAGTTTTTAGACGCCCTTGCCTTTTCGTACGAACAAATGATGACAGAAATTAAACTTGCTCGTCCAGCACACAATCTGGAAAGTTCTAACTACAAAACTATTCCTGGAGAAACTCTAAACTTAGGATTAACTCCAGAACCAAATTTACCTATGCTTCGCCAAAGAGCACTTATTCGTGAAGCAATCCCACTTTATGCAGATAAGGGAACAGCAACAGGTATTGCAGATTACGTTGAATCATTAACCGGTTTTGCACCAACACTAACGACTTCTAGCAACTTAATGCTCAGTGTTCAAGATTCTACCTTCTATAAAGACACCGGTAGTTGGTCTGCAAATACCGCTACTTTGTTGACAACTACTGAAATGGTTCCTCCAACAAACGATTATGCTATTGATACTGAGTACACCTGTAAGGTTACTTCGGTTGGAGTAGCGACAATGTCTTTGGGCAACAATGCCCCTATAACAATGGGCATACCAGTTCTACCTTCAACTCCTTACGATTTTTCCTGCTATATAAAATCTCCTACAAGTGCAGGTAACGTTACTATTACGATTAATTATTACAATAAAGACGGGGTACAAGTAGGTACCCTTTCTTCTGGAAGTCCAAACTCTGCTACAAACGCTTGGTCAAGGATTGAACTAGAATATGGAGCACCTAGCGACGCTAGTTACATGGGTATTATACTTACTTTCTCAGCATCTGGAGTTTACTACGTAGACATGTGTTCTGTTATAAAAGGTATTGCTCTAAACAATTATGAAGAAGCACGAGTAACAACGATAAACCTTGCTCCAAAACTGGAGAATTATGTTGTTAATCCTTCCTTTGAAGTCAACGCTTCAGAATGGACACTAACAGGTTTAACATTTAGCCAAGATACAGATGTACCTTTGGCTGGATACGCAGGTTCATACAGTGGAAAATTTGTTGCTTCTGGTAATTGGTCTTTGTCTTCTAACTCAATGTTCCCTGTAGAAAGTGGAATTTATTTTAACGTTTCTCACTACATGAAATCTGCAGACATGATGCAAATGACTGCCTTTATAGACCTTTATGATTCATCAAATGTTTTAATTGACACGGTTTCAGATACCCACATGCTGACAAACATGTGGATGCGTGGTTATATCTCTGCCCTTATCCCATCAGGTTCAACAGCAACTTATGCAAAATACAGGTTAGAAGGAACTGCTGGAACGCTGTATTTAGACATGGTTATGGCTCAAGACACTTTTGCACCTAGCGATTATTTTGATGGCTCTATGCCAGAGTTAGTTGGAGCAATTTGGCAAGGAACACCACATGCTTCTACAAGCCTGTATTACCCTAACAAGTCAACTAAAATTCTTCGCCTTGCACAAACGCTAAACGAATGGGTACCAATGAATGCCTGGTGGAGAATTACCACACCTGCAGGATTGGAATATACAAACTTAGATGTGTAGTATCAGCCTATGGCTGATTACATTCTTGCAATACTCATGGTGGGCATGGCCCTTACCTACATCTTAGAACTTGTTGATTTTGGCTTTGTTTCACGGTCTTCTCTCAATAAGTTTCTCACATTACCCCTTAGCGTTGGCGGGTTTTACCTGCTAGGTTATTGGGACAAAACACTTGTCATCGCAGTGCCAGCATCAATTTTTGTAGCACTATTTATTGGCAAGCAACTTAACAAACCCGCACAGATACTACCCCCACGACTACCACGACTATAAGAGGGCGCTATGAAAATTGCAGTAATTTCTTACCAAGATATTGATGTTACAGATGGCATGGATGACCTGTTTGAAAAATACGGAGTAGAGAACACAACTGTTCTTCTCCCTATTTTGAAACGGGATAAACAGTTTACCAACAGCGTTATGCAAGCCTGCATAGACCACGGAGTAAAGACTCAGGTCTATTTCATCACTGCAGATGGCATTGACGATACCTTGGGTAAGGCAGGCGATATTACTCTGACTGACAACCCAGTTAAAGAAGTTCTTCTTAATCTCAGCATGGGTGATGCACTTGCTCTTGTTTGGGATGATTCACCGCAGGCACATTTTGCCCTTCACACAGTTGAAGACCTTGCCTTAGACACGTGGGACATTACTGACGGTCTCGACGTGTTGGAGATTGAGCCAGATGATTTTGCGGACATGAGCGCCAACGAACTTCACGACGCTATGTTTAAGCATCTTGGCATGTTTGTAGACTTGCTCGCCGCATTCGTGGCAGAAACGGTTATGGAGTCTCTAAGTGAAGCAGTAGCCGAGCACCTTTTGGACACAGAGACCAAAAAAAACATTTCCCCTTTCAAGGATGACGAGTAAGATACAAGCGTGCAAATACCCGTTCAAGCCTACTCAGCCAATCTGACTGATTTCCAGTTCCGACTCCTAGCCGTTTTATGCCACTTAGCAGGGCGTAGGAGCCACGTACAGGCCTCAGCAGCCGACTTGGGTACACAGACAGGCAACGTCCACGAGAAGACAGTCCGTAGAGGCCTTAAAGCCTTGGAAGATGCTGGCTTCATTACCCGCACAGAAACCAAGAAGGCTGGCGGCATGAGGGGCATTGACCGTGTGGACATTTGTGTCCAGGCCCATTGGGACGCTAATGTCCGCACAACAGGTGACTACGTGACTAATAGTTACAGTAGCCATATAGCCAATAAGCCATTAGTACCTAATAGCCAATCTAGTTATAAATTAAAAGATTCTGAATCAAAGATTCAACTCAAAGAAATACAGGTCCCTATGAGAAAATACGAAGATGATGGAGACGATTTGGCAGGCTTTGGACTCGTTGAACCCAAAGATGCCCCACAGTCCAAGATACGTAAGTCCGACCCTAAGACACGTGGGCGACGACCAGAGCACGAGTGGACGCCTATGGACGTCGCTGCGGAATTTAGTTATCAAGTCGGGCGTAAGTACCCTCTACTCCCAGGCACAGTCAACGTCAAGACACTCTCAGGAGCACTTGCCAAATTCAGAAAGCAATACGAGACAACACCTCTCATCGAACTAGAGTTGCTCCGTATATTCATGGCGGATGAAAGTAATTTCAAGAACATTGGCGATGAAGCACCGTTTCTATACAAAATGTTCCTATCTTCTTTTGGAAAGAAGATGAATCAGGCACGAGAGAACCTCGGTCTTGCCAAGGTGACTGCGAAATTCGACACAACCCCAACATCTGCTAGGCTGACTGCAAGTGACGGACGTACTTTCCAGAATTCACTATCTGGTCGTGCACAACTAGAGCGTCACGAGAAGAGGCTCAGTGACAAACGATGAGTTAACAGAAGCGTTAATGAGTTTGTTTGAAAAAGGCGCTATCAATGTTACCTACGATGAAAAACTTGAACCACGGTTTGAGATAACTGAAGAAGGAGCACAGATGATAGAAAAATGGAAGGACAAACAATGAAAACAATTATTGGTTATTTAATGGTAATCATTGGAACACTAATGGGAACAAACCTAATCCTAGGAGGAATAAAAAAATGGCAAAAAAAGTAGCAGCAAAATTCTTTGCAACTATTGAACTAAACCCTGAGAAAGGCGGCGGTTGGTTAGCAATCGTTAGCGTTCAAAAGGAAGCAGGAACTAGCATTAACTCAATTCAACCAGCAGAAGGTGTTAGCGAATATTCTTCTTGGAAGAATGCATCTGCAGCAAAGCGTTGGGTAAAGTCAATGGTCTTGAAGCACACACCTCGTAAGTCTGTAAAGATGGAAGCAACAAAGGTGGATAAGACAACTGATAAGCCAGTAGCGTTTGGCGGAGTTCTTGAGTACAAGGTGGATGCATAATGCCGAAGATGGACCAAGAACTTCTCACGTACCCAACTAACAATCGTGTACTTCGTTTCTTTGGCGATGTCATGTTGTTGATTGGTTCTGTATTTACTAATGTTGGACTTCGCTACGGCGGTGTCTATGAGTACGAATTTGAAGACGATAACTAACAAATAGCGAGGGCTAATGTACGACGTAAACTCTTTACCACCACTGAAGAAGCACTGGCTTCTTCGTAACTCAAATATCCCACACCGTTTCATTGGTTTGGAACCGCAGGACATTATTGACCGTGCTGGTTCTTTTCCTGATGAGGTGAGTAACTGGATTGATGATGTGGTGAACGGTCACGTTGTAAAGCAAATTGGAAACATCGGAGTCAATGGCGTTGGCCTAGTCTTTGATGGCGGTCCTGGGATAGGGAAAACAACTCATGCCGTAGTCGCTGCCATGGAGGTAATCCGTCGCCTCTCTGACGAAGATGGGAAGGCTGCACGCCTTCTACAAGTCAACCCATCTGACTACGGCATTAGGTTGCGCCCTATTTATTACATGACTTACCCGGAGTTTCTTTCTCGCAAGAAGTCAACATTTGATGCCGATGGCGAAGATAAGCGTGAGATGAATTACGAGATTGACGGGTTGCACGGTCGTTCTAAGTTTGATTGGCTCAATGTCCGTATTCTGGTCATTGATGATTTAGGAAAAGAATATGGCTCTAAGTATGACGATACTTCTTTTGATGAAATCCTCAGACTTCGTTATGACAAAGGTTTACCAACAATTGTTACTACCAATGTTCGTCTAGAAGATTGGGAGGCAAAATACGGAGAAGCAATGGGTAGTTTCGCCAATGAAGCATTCGTAAGAGTTCCTATACTTGGTGCAGACCTTCGTGGTGCACAGTGAAAGGACCTCAAATGAGTTCTGCTTGGAGAACCGTTCAGCAGTTTATCTCTGCCCAAGGCATGGGTATTTTTGAGGTTGAAGTAGAGACAGATACAAAAGAAACTCGTTGTACCTGTCCTGTCTTTTTAAAGAAAGACTCTTGCAAACATATTCAGTTTGTAAACGAAAAGATAAAACTCACAGGTCATTATTCAATTTTAGTTCCTAACGAGATACCCGAAGAAATGGCTCTTGAAGCAAACTCAGATGCAGCAAAGTTTAGAGAATTTGTTATTAAGTACGCCAAGATAGAAGTGCTATGAAAGGCGGGGACATTTCAAATGTCTCCTCACCACAGGTCATTGTTATATCCGATGTTGTAGTTAAACTTAAGGAAGAAGAATCCCGTAAGTTACTTGTAAAGAAGACTGAGTACAAAGTTGGAGAACTTGATGTACTTCCTTTAAACAAGTTGTGGAAAATATCAGGAGACTACGGACTTTCCTTAGAACTTGCAGGGTTTGAAGTTGACGGTTGGTCGGAAGAATTGCTCGAACAGGCGTTCGAGAAGTTTGAGCGTAGGGTTGTCAATCCGTTTAATTACTGGCAACTTTATGAAAACCGTGACGAAGTGGTAGGGTTGCTTCCCTACAGACCGAACTTAAAAGCGGTCATAGACATTCCAGACCAAGTTGCACGATATGGGTCTGCGGGTGTAGAAATAGGCAACATCTAGTCCTTGAGGGAGGGCGTTATGGGAAACATAGCAAACACCAATTGCCCAATGTGTCACGCACACGATGTGCAACGCATTTGGGTTAACGGTAATTCATACTTACAGTGTCAGTCTTGCGGAGAGCGGTGGAAATAATTGTCAGCAGATAACGAACATCGTTTAGTTAGCAAGGTCATTAAAGACCGTGAGATTACTCCTGTCCTACAACGTGGCGTAGGTGACGTATGGTTCTTAGACGATGACAACCGCAAGGTGTGGCAATTCCTTAGAAAGCACTACACCGAATACAGTGAAGTACCAACGGGTACTACTGTTAAAGACCACTACCCTAATTACAAGATTTTAGATGTAGAAGATTCAATAGATTATTTATTAGACACGATGGTGGATTTCCGCCGTCGTATGCTGACTCGTCAGGGTTTAGAAAACGCTGTTGAGCAGTTACAAGAAAACAACCACGATGCTGCTCTTATGGCGATGGAAGCAACTATCACCAAAGTTAACGAGCAAGGTGTACTTGGTACTCGTGAGATTGACCTTAGTAAGAACACGCAAGAACGTTACGACCAATACCTATCCCTCAAGAACGAAGAGTTTTTAGGTATTCCTACTGGTTTTGCAAAGATTGATGAGGCAACTGCAGGTTTGCAAGGTGGTCAGTTAATCACCGTTATTGCACCTCCTAAGACAGGTAAATCTCAAGTTGCATTACAGATGGCAATTAACGTTCACAAACTTGGTAAGACACCAATGTTTCAGTCATTTGAAATGAACAACCACGAGCAGCAACAACGTCACGATGCTATGCGTGCACATATTGACCACGGTCGTTTACGTCGTGGAAAGTTAAAGCCTCGTGAAGATGACCGTTATGTAGCAATGCTTAACGAAATGGAGGCTATGCACCCATTCCATTTGGTTGACGCAGTTAACGGAATTACAGTTTCTGCATTAGCAGCAAAGATTGAACAGATGAAGCCAGACATCGTATTTGTAGACGGTGTGTATTTGATGATGGATGAGTTGACTGGTGAGATGAATACTCCACAAGCAATCACTAACATTACCCGTGCTATGAAAAGACTTGCACAGCGTGTGAACCTTCCTATCATCATTACTACACAGACTCTTCTTTGGAAGATGCGTGCTGGAAAGGTAACTGCCGATTCTATTGGTTACTCATCTTCCTTCTTCCAGGATTCAGACGTTATATTGGGTTTAGAGCCTGTAGAGGAAGACGAAAAAATTCGTTTGTTAAAGGTAGTTGCATCACGTAACTGTGGACCTACAGAAACACCTCTTACATGGCGTTGGTCTACTGGCTGTTTTCACGATGAAGAAGAGATGATGAAGTGTGAATTCTGTTCTAGTTGGAGCGACATAGATGATGATTGATGTTGAGAGAGTACTTCTCTCTTTAGATATTTCTCTTACTGCTCAACGTGGTGATGAAGTGCAAGGCCTATGCCCAATGCACAAGGCACGTACAGGTAAAGAAGATGTTCACCCTGACTGGTGGATTAATTCTGTAACTGGAGTTCACTTTTGTTTTTCCTGCGGTTACAAGGGAAACATTTACACTCTTGTTGCTGATGTTAAAGGCATGGATTATTTTGATGCTAAAGATTATATAGATTCAAGTGAGACACTGCCTGTGGATGTACTGTTAAGGCGTATCAGAGAATTGCCACAGTACATGCCCCACACAGAAGAGGTTATCGAGATGAGTGAGGCTCGTCTTGCCGTGTTTACAGAGCCGCCTGATTTGGAACTTAAAAAGCGTTTCTTGAATAGAGAAGCAGTAACTAAACATCAAGTATTGTGGGATACAAAAAACGACGCATGGATTCTCACTATCCGTGACCCAGAGACTTTCAAGTTATGGGGATGGCAAGAAAAAGGCGCACGAGGTAGATTCTTTAAGAACCAACCTGCAGGAGTTAAGAAGTCTAAGACTGTATTTGGTATTGAGATTATGGATGAAGAACGTCCATTGATTGTTGTTGAGTCTCCCCTTGATGCGGTTAGGTTAACTGGGTTAGGTCATAATTCTATTTCCACATACGGAGCAATTTTGAGCGAAGACCAGGCAAAGATTATGCGACGTGTACCTCAAGTCATTGCGGCATTCGACAATGACCAAGCAGGGAAGAAAGCCTGCGAACAGATGATGGGGTTCTCACGGAAGTACGGCATGGAATTAAAGTTCTTTAACTACGAAGGTATAGACGTTAAAGACGTTGGAGATATGGTTGAGTCTGAGATTGCACAGGGCTTAGAGACAGCCAAAGACCGAGTATGGGGTAAGGCAGCATACCTATGATGGATTTAAGAGACAAAGATAACCCTCTTCATGTTTGCATCTGTGGCTCCATGCTATGGAATGTTCAAGCAATGTTTGAAGATGGTGAGATTTCTTTGTACATGTTAGACATGGAGTGTGCGCTTTGCGGCAGTAAAGCAACTGCGCCAACACCTATAGATGTTTAAAGGAACTTTATTCCCTTATCAACCAGAAGCAGTAGAACGCATGGTTGCACGCAAGAAAATGCTTGTTGCATACGAAATGGGTTTAGGTAAAACCTGTATGACTATCGCTGCTCTTGAAAAGTTAAAGGAAGACGGAGTATTAAATAAGCCAACTCTTGTTATTGCATTGTCTAGTTTGAAGTACCAATGGCAAAAAGAAATCAATAAATTTTCAGATGATTACGCTTCTGTGATTGATGGTGCAAAGTCTACACGAATGATTCGTTGGTCACGTGACATGGAATGGGAAAACCATACGGGTTACATCATCGCCAACTACGAAACAGTTGTTGCTGATTGGGAACTAATAAAAGATTATGAGTGGGGTGCAATTGTTTGCGATGAAGCAACTGCTATCAAAGGGTTTAAATCTCAACGCTCTAAAGTTGTAAAGAAACTTTCACGAAATGTACCTATTAGGTTTGCATTAACTGGAACTCCTATTGAAAACGGAAGACCAGAAGAGTTGTACAGCATCATGCAATTTGTAGACGACACTGTTCTTGGTCGGTTTGATTTATTTGACCAAACTTTTATTGTACGCAATCACTTTGGCGGAGTTCAGCGTTACCGCAATTTACCTATATTCCACGAAAAGATGAAACAAGTATCTGTTCGTAAAACTCAAAAAGACCCAGATGTTGCCCCATATCTTCCAGAAACAATTCATTTAGAGCCAGACCTAATTGGGTTTGATAAGGCTGGAAAAAATTTGTACAAAACTATTTCATCAGAACTTCTTACCGACTTAGTTGACGCCCAAGAATTATTCGGGGGTTCTTTTTCTTTAGAAGCGCACTATGGACATGGATACCAAATGGGTGGACCTATGGACGAAATGCGTGGACGAATTATGAGCAAAATAACTGCTATGAGAATGCTGTGCGACCATCCTGACCTACTCCGCAATAGTGCATCAAAAGCCTCTGAACAGGGCGGAGAAGGCTCAGAATACCTTCTAGGACTTTCAGAGCAGGGACTCCTTGACTCCGCCGTTAAATCCCCTAAATTAGAGGCACTTATTGAGTACATTGAAGACCACCTAAACACTGACGAAAACGCCAAGGTAGTTGTGTTCACGTGTTATTTAGGGATGTTGCCCTTGATAGAAAGTGCTCTAACCAAAAAGAAGATTGGTAACACTAGTTACTCGGGAATGATGAATTCTAAAGAAAAAGAAGAATCTAAAGTTCTTTTTCAAACCTCTAAAGAAGTTAGGGTTCTCATATCAACTGACGCCGGTGGATATGGTGTGGATTTGCCTCAAGCCAATCTTCTGATAAACTATGACTTACCGTGGTCATCAGGTACAGCAGTTCAAAGAAATTCCCGTATCCGTAGAGCCTCAAGCACTTGGCCTAGCGTTATTATTCAAGACTTCCTTATGGAAGACTCTATTGAGGAACGTCAATACCAAATGCTTAACCAAAAAACTGCGGTGGCAAACGCCATCATTGATGGTGAAGGTATAAACACCAAGGGTGGTGTAGATTTAACGGTAGGAAGTTTACTTAACTTCATTCAAGAACAGTAGGGGGAATAATGGCAAAAGTATCACCATCAGAAAACCGTAACACTGACGAGACAGATTTAGTTGCTCGTGCAAAGAAGTATTCATTCTTAAAGTCACAACTTGATTACCTAGAAAAAGAACAGAAAGCACTTCGTGCTGAACTGTTTGAAGTTCTGGATGGTGAAGGAGAAGTTGATGACAAAGGCAACATCATGGTTGAGTTACCAGAAGAAGTTGATGGTTTCCGCTCCATCGTTAAACAACGCCGTGTAACTCGCAAAGTTGATGAACTCAAAGCGGAAGAAATTATTGCTGCACATGGGTTGGAAGACACACTCTATAAAATAATTCGTGTTGTGGATGAAGATGCATTGATGGCTGCATTGTACGAAGAAGTTCTTACTGAAGCAGAGATTGATGAGATGTATCCACAGAATGTTGTATGGGCATTGGTCCTTAAGAAGTAACCAATGGCAGGTCTACGTGGTCAAGACGAAATTGAAAAGGCGTTTGCCGGTTTAGAGTATCTTCCTGGCTCTTCTAAAAAGAAGCGCAGAGAAGAAGACCCAAAGGTTTCCCGTCGAAAGTCGGGAGAAACAAATGGTTGGGATGAAAACCCAATCATGAAAACATTAGGTGGTAAAGAAACTGAAGTGTTTACTCTTAGCGCATTAGCACATGCGTTAGAAAAATCTTTAGTAACTATCCGTCTATGGGAACGAAAAGGTTACATACCTAGAGCGCCATACAGACTTCGTGCTAAAACCCTTCAGGGTAAGAAGACTGGCGGTAATCGTGTGTACACTCGTTCACTAATAGAAGCCACGATTGACGAGTTTGCCAAACGTGGACTTCTAGGAACCGCTCGTGTAGAGTGGAACCAACACGAAGACCTGACAGAGGCTTTAGTAAAGCGCTGGAAGGAAATCACATCCACAGAGAGCCAATAGGCCTCATTACCAGAAAGAAACAAATGCCAATTACAAAACCAGCAGTAAACGCAGAAGACTATCTTGAAGAAGATAGTTCAGATATCCAGCCAAAGGTTGGAACAACAGTGCAAGAAGGTTGGGGTGCTGCAGAAGCACTTCTCAAGGTAGAAACATCTGAGTTCCCAACTGACTTCCGTTTCTCAGAGGAACCACAACTTGTTAAGTTCCTTCAAGACCGCCCATTTGCAACATACGAGCAACATTGGATTGAACGCCCAAAGGGTAAGAAGTCTTTTGTTTGCATGGGTGATGGTTGCCCACTTTGCGAAATCGCTGGCGACAAGCCACGTGGAAAGTTCGCATTCAACGTACTTGTACTTTCTGGTGGAGAGCCAACAGTTCAAGTTCTTACCGCACCACCTTCACTAGCACGCCAAATCAAGAAGGCTCACGATGATGAGCGCAAGGGACCTCTTGATAAGGAGTTCTGGGAGATTTCTCGCTTGGGAACAGGACCTACGACGCAGTACACCCTCAACTTCGTTCGTGGTCGTGACCTTGCAGAGGAATGGAAGTTGTCGCAAGACACCGTTAATGATGCTGTAGCAAACGCTGTTTCATTTACAGCCGATGAAGTAGTACGAGAGACCCCTCGCTCCGAACTGCTAGAAATTGCTCGCAACTTAGCGTAATACTTCCACGATGGGGGGGCCTGTCTTCCGTTTCCAGGCTCCCCTATCTTTAATTAGAGGGGATTGACATGAACATAATTACAACCAAGAAACAACTTGAGGACCTTGTAGAGTTTTATTCCAAGGTAGATGGTTTTGCGTTTGACGTAGAAACTGTTGGAGAAAATAGAATTCAACCCGTTGTAAACGACGTGTTGTGGATTTCCTTAGCAACTGATGGGAGAACAGATGTTATTCCTATGGGTCACCCTAACGGTGATTTTCTTCGTTGGGATAAAGAACTTCTTTTAAGTGGTCAACGTAAACTTGAAACAGGTAAAGAGTTAAAGGAAACTGATTACTCAAAGAACCAAGCCAAGTGGAAACCTGTTTTTGATACACCACCGGACCAGTTACTTCCTGGTGATGTATTCAAAGCATTGAAGCCACTTTTCTTTAGTGACCAATTAAAGGTCGGTCATAACATTAAGTTTGACCTCAAATCAATCACTAAATATTATCGAGGCGTAGTTCCTAGCAAACCATTCTTTGACACAATGATGGCGGCATTCGTTATTGATAACCGCAATCGTGGCTCCCTTGGTTTAAAAGACTGCGCTGAGAAGTTTCTCAAAATTAAAGTTGAGAAGGGTATTGGAGCAATGGTTGAGGTTCATTCCTTTACTGACGTTGCTCACTATTCAGGTCTAGATGCAGAAGCAACATGGAAGTTGTACAAGTTCTTGGAGCCTAAGTTAGAGGGCAGTCTTGCTCGTGTATGGCATTTAGAGATGGATGTTATTGCTGCGTTGTGCGACATGGAACTTACTGGCGCTAATTTAGACATGGTTGAACTACAGAACCTTAAAGACCGTTTAGAAATTGACATTGATTTAGCCAAAGCCAAAGCGTGGAAATTGGCTGGAAAAGCATTTTCAATGAACTCAGTTAAAGAAAAACAAGAATTGTTGTTCTCACCAAAACCAGAAGGTCGTGGCATTAAACCAAACTTAAAGATTAAAGTTGCCCTTACTGACAAGGGTACAAAGGCTGCTCAATCTGGCGAGCAGTTAAGTATTTATCATTACTCAGTATCAGCCGAAGCAATGGAGTTTTACCGTTCTAAGGACGAGTTAGTAGACGCAATTGTTGAGTACCAAGACTTAAACAAGTTGATGACAACGTATGTAATGCCATATCTTGGTGGAGAAATTACTCGCACAACCGCAGGTAAGTCACGTGTAGTTGAAAAGAAATCGCTCCTTATTGATGGTAAAGCACACACTAACTTCAAGTCACACGGAGCGGAAACAGGACGTTTTTCTAGTACTGACCCAAACCTACAGAATATCCCTAGCAGTGGAGATTACGGCAAGTTGATTCGTAACTTGTTTGTGGCACCACCAGGATACAAGTTAGTCGTTGCTGATTACTCACAGATTGAACCTCGGATTATTGCATCTCTATCTCAAGACCCAGTTGCACTGGACTATTACCGCAAGGGTAAGGATATGTACACCGCTATTGGTGACGTCATGGGTGTAGAACGTAAGGTGGGTAAGATGTTGGTTCTAGCAATTTCCTACGGTGTAGGGCCAGACAAGATTGCACGAAGCATTGGTTGTTCCGATAAAGAAGCCCGTGATTTGATTGACCGATTCTCAGAAGAGTTTCACGACATCATTAAGTACAAATCAAAGGTAATCAGAACTGCTAGAGGAAAGTCCGGCATACCTTACGTTGAGACGCTACTTGGTCGCCGCCGTTATCTTCCTGACCTCAAAAGCACAGAGAACGGCCTTAAATTTCGTGCAGAACGACAAGCATTTAACACCATGATTCAAGGTTCTGCTGCAGATTTGATGAAATTAGCACTAGTTCGTGCACATTCGTGTTTTGTAGAGGAACCAGATGTGAATGTCGTTTTGACTGTACACGACGAACTGGTTACAGTTGCACGTGAAGATTTAGCAGAAGAAACAGCCGAAGCAATTCGGGAGTCAATGGAAGGTGTACGCCTGCCAGAGATTATCGTTCCGTTAATAGCCGATGTAAAAATAGTAGACAAGTGGGGAGAAGCAAAATGAGTTTTATTTGTAAATTTTTTGGTCACAAGATGTACAGCATTTCTTGGACTCAAACCGAATTCACAATTATTTGTACACGTTGTGAAAAAACATGGCAAAGTAACGGAGTAATAACAGGTGAGTAACGCAGACTGGTGGGCTAGACAATTAGGTACTCAACCACAGGCACCTCAGCAACCACGTCAGGTTAACAACCCTATGCCACCTTCTCAGCAACCTATGACTCCGTATGTTGCACCTCAACAACAAGCACCTGCACAGACAAAAGCGCAAAGTGCTTCTCAAACTCAATCATGCCCTGAATGCGGCGGCAATAACTATATGTCAGTGCAACAAGCAGCACCACGTTGTTACGACTGTGGTTACCCCATCAGTCAATCAGGGTCTAGATATGGAGCACTAACTGGTGCTAAGGTGGAGGGCGCAGCAAAAGGCGCAATAGGAAACACAACAGGTGGTTTCAATCCGATGCCAGATGGATACAACTCTCAAGGACAGAAAATATGATAAATGATGAAGCAAAAAAGATTGCGATTCAACTCAACAAGAAGTTTGGTGCGGGTGTTGTTGTTGTTGCTAGTGATATTCGTTCCGATATTATGCCTCGTTTTACCTCTGGCTCTACTACGTTGGATTACGTCCTTGGAGGAGGATTTCCTGGAAACCAGTGGAATGAACTAATTGGTGAGCCATCACACGGTAAAACTGCAGTAGCGTTAAAGACTATTGCTGCAAACCAAAAAATTGACCCAAACTTTACAACTGTATGGGTAGCAGCAGAACAATGGGTTCCAGAGTACGCAGCAATGTGTGGCGTTGACTCTAGCCGTGTAATCGTTATTGAAACTACAATTATGGAAGAGGCATACCAAGCCGTTATCCAATTTGCAGAGTCCCAATCAGTGGACGCAATTATTTTAGACTCATTGCCAGCGTTATCTCCTGCTCCTGAAATGGAAAAGGATATGAACGAAATGACTGTTGGTCGTGGAGCACTACTAACAAATAAATTTTTCCGTGTAGTAGGAGCAGCGATGAAGCGCAGCCTTACAGAGAACGAACGCCCTGTACTAGGAATTATCATTAACCAATACCGCATGAAGATTGGTGTAATGCATGGAGACCCACGCACTACTCCTGGCGGACAGGGTAAAGACTATGCGTTCTTTACTCGTTGCGAAATTAAACGTGATGAATGGATTGAAGTTGGCCCAAGCGGAAACAAGAACCGTGTTGGTCAACGCATCAAGGTACGAGTATTAAAAAACAAGACTGCACCCCCACAACGTGTTGCATATTTTGATTATTACTTTGCAGAAGGCGGAACCTGTAACCCAGGAGAATACGATTTTGCAAAAGAAATTGCTAGTCTTGCAGTAGTCATGGGTTACGTTGAACGCCGTGGTGGTTGGTTCTACCTTGGTGAACGTAAATGGCAAGGTATTGAGAGCGTTATTGCAAGTATCCGTGAAGAAATTGACCTCATGGAAGAGTTGCGTAAAAAGGTTCTTGATAACCGTGAGATACCTACTGCGCTCATTGAAGCAGAAGAAGAGTAGGGCCTAGGTTTGAAGACAGAAGGACAGAAGCAATCCAGAAAGCATGAGGACCGCCTAGCAAAGGAAGTAGGCGGGTCACGTACTGCAGCATCTGGAGCATTCTGGTCACGAAAAGGAGATGTGCGGTCAAGCGACCTCTTGATTGAGCACAAGTGGACTGGTAAAAAACAGTGCACTGTAAAATCCGATGTCCTCAAAAAAATTACGAGAGAGGCAATCCTTGACGGGAGAACGCCAGTACTTGGCATTCACCTGGATGGAGAGAATTACGTGATTCTTTCCGAGCATGATTTCTTAGAAATGAGGGAGAAACTAAAGGATGCCTAATACATGTACAACAATGAAGACCCCTGGTGGTCATATGCAAACTGCAAAGGCGCTGCTCCTAAGTCCAAAGATGAAGATGATATCTTCTACCCACCTAGGGATAAAGAGCAATACCGTGTCATTGCTGCTAAAGCCAAAGCGTATTGTTTTGGAGAAAACAAGAAAAGCCATTGTCCAGTCCGTAAAGAATGCTTATGGGATGCGGTTAGCCGTGATGAACCCCACGGCATTTGGGGTGGTCTTAGTCACCGTGAAAGGAACGCATTAATCCGTAAGTGGCAAAAAAGTTACCGTAAAAAGATGACACTAGAAGAATTCATAATGAGTAAGGACTAATAAATGGAAAACGACCTAAAACGTTTCTTAGATGCTAAGAAGCGTGAACCACGTCTAATTGGTGATATTGAGCGACACCTCATGCGCCGTCCACTAGGAGACCGTTCTACAACGGTTCTTCACCCATCTGAAATCATTAAAGCAGATTTTTGCTATAAGTATTCGTACTACTTGATGACAGGTGGAGAGTCCAAAAAAGAGAAGCCAAACCTACGTTTGCAATCTATCTTTGACGAAGGGCACGCAATTCACCATAAGTGGCAGAACTGGTTCCATGAAATGGGGAACTTGTATGGTCGTTTCCAATGTATGCACTGCGGAGAGTCGGTAACAGGGACTTCCCCAACGTCCTGTGAAAAGTGTGGAGATACTCGTATGGAGTACAAAGAGGTCACACTTGTTGACAATGACCTACGAATTGCTGGTCATACTGACGGATGGATTAAGGGAATTGGAAACGATTGCCTTATTGAAATCAAGTCTATTGGTTCAGGTACCTTCCGTTACGAAGCGCCAGAACTTCTTCTAGATAACAATGGAGACATCTTTAAAGCGTTTAACAGTATAAAGCGCCCATTTAGAAGTCACTTACTCCAGGGCCAGATGTATCTTGAACTGGCAAAACGTATGTTTGGTGATGAAGCGCCAAATGAAATTGTTTTCTTATACGAACTTAAGGCTGACCAGTCTTACAAAGAGTTTACTGTTAAAGCAGATTACGAAATTGTAGACCGTACGTTCTTTAAGGCTAAAAAGGTTATTGACGCTGTAACAGCAGGTGTAATGCCTGAGTGCAACATCAACCCAGAAGAAGGGTGTAAGTCATGCAACTTGATTCCCTAACAGTTTACGACCAATTATCGGCAGCAAAGCAACCTAAATATGAAATGGTTAAATTGCCACCAGACATTACAGCACTTTCTAGCGAGCAGTTAGCCGAAATGTTTACAATCCTTACTGGATGGGCAGATTACATTGCTACTCAGTTAGCCAACGCACAAATTCAAGAAAGAACATTTGAAAAGAAACTAGACAGAAAAGTTGCATCTCTGTTGGTAGAAAAGATGGGAGCCAAAGAGAAGGGAGATAGAGTCACTCTTGTCAAAGCACAGATTTCCATGGACGAAGATGTACAAGATTTAGAAGATAAGCATCATCAAGCATATGTTCAACGTAAAGCGTGGGAAGTAATGCTAGGAAATCAAGAACGTGATATCACATTGGTATCAAGAGAGATTACTCGTCGTACGTCAGACCAACGAGCCAACCGAAAGGACTACATGTGATTATTGGGCTATCTGGATACGCACAATCTGGAAAAGACACTGTTGCAAATATACTTGTAGAGGTATATGGATTTAGACGAGTAGCGTTTGCGGACAAAATTCGTGAATTGTTGTATGAGATGGACCCACCCATTAAGCGTAAGACAAATCCTGATGGTGGATTACACAGTCTTCAATCATTAGTAGATGCATACGGTTGGGAAGTTACGAAACAAGAACCACAAGTACGACAACATTTGCAAAATTTAGGTGTAGGTGCTCGTAAAGTATTTGGAGATACTTTTTGGGTTGGCCAATTATTGTGGGGTTATGACTGGAGTATTCCAACAGTGATAACTGATGTTCGATTTCAGAACGAAGCACATTACTTAAAAAAGTGGTCACCAGACAACACGCAAATATGGCGTGTAAAACGACCAGGTATAGAAGCAGTAAATAGTCACGTTTCAGAACACGATTTAGATGATTACAAATTTGACCAAATACTTAACAACAATGGAACTTTAGACGACTTACGTCAAATGGTTTGTAGACGTGTGGAGTTTAGCGCAAATGCCAACTAAACTTATTGATGGTGGGTTACCTAAGACAGGTAACGTCACGATTGGAATTGACCAATCACTGACAGGGTTTGCACTGACAGTTATGTCAGTTGCAGAACCTACAAAACATTTGACGTGGGTATACAAGTCTCCTTATTTCGGTATTGAAAGACTAGTAGATATTCGCCAATGGTTATTTGACACTATTAACTATGTTGAAGAAGAGTTAGAACTTGAAATTCTAGGTATTGCAATGGAAGGAACAGTTCTTGCCAGCCAAGCAGCATTGGTGTTGGGAGAGTTGTCAGCAACAGTTCGTTTAGCAATTTACGACATGTTTGATGATGTTCGTAAATACCCCCTTAAAGTTCCTCCAATGACTCTAAAGAAGTACGCAGCAGGAAAAGGCAACGCCAAGAAACAAGAGATGTTGTTGCAGATTTACAAGCGTTGGGGTCTTGAGTTTAACGATGACAACGCCGCAGACTCCTATGCGTTAGCCCGATTAGTCTCTGGAAACCATATAAATGAGGTAGAAAAAGCAATCGTAGAACAAATGTCAGACTCTAAATACAGAGACCAGCAACGTATTTAGCCTTATCCTTTAGTTCGGGAGTGGCACACCATATCGAACTAAAGGACTAACAATTGACTAACACACCAGACGTAGCATCTGTCGAAGAGCCATTTCTCCGAGTGAGTGCTGGTTCCAACCCACAGAGTGTTGCATCAGCAATCGCCCACGCAATTTACGACAAGCGTGAGGTAAAACTCCGTGCCGTAGGCGCAGGCGCCGTTAACCAGGCAGTTAAAGCATTGGCAATCGCCCGTGGCTATGTAGCCCCTAGAGGCCTTGATTTAACTTGCAAACCAGGTTTTACCACAATTGAATCCCGTGACGGAGAAATTTCCGCCATTGTATTCGCCATTACAGCAAGTTAATTAAGACTTATCCTTGGATATAGATTAAGGAGTCACCATGGCATCTTGGACATCACTAGGTCACGCAATGCGTCGTCGCATGGGCGCACCTTCCAACCATCACGAAGCGGCAGGTAACAGCATGGCTAGAAATATTATGACACCAGAAGAAGTAATTGCTTCTGCAGAACACGCTAACTCACCACGTAAGTACGTTGGTCAAGGAGCAGCAGCATTCTCATCACCAAGTGCAAAGCCTGCAAAGGGTACGCTCATTGGTAAGAAAAATGCTCAAGCATCTGACCCAACTGCTGGCGGAAAAGCAAACAAGAAGAATGTTTCATCTGGAAACGCAGCAGCATCAGAGCGTATGGGTGCTCGTTACCGCACAGTGGTAAACTTTGCGCCATCAGTTGCTCCAGAAGCAGCGCCAACAATGGCAAACGCACGCACCATTCCATCGGTTGCAGGACGTCAAACACCAAACTTTGACGATGGTATGAACAGCGTTCGATAATGTCATCCCCACTTTCTGCATCTCTGTTTGATGATGGTGTTTCCGGCGTTGAACAACACCGAGATATAACACCTCCTCTCGCTCTCAGTACAAACACCACCGGAAGTACTGCCGCACGCCTTGCGTGGCGCAGTAACGAACGTGGTAGCGGTCCTTCTGCGTATTCATCAAAGACACGTGGAACTACTTTGAACTGGGATGATGCACCAAAGGCAGAGGCACCAACGTCAGACAAGGGCGCTAGTTTCGGAGGTTAATAATGCATGATGCATTAAGTGCAAAAGCATTTGCTCATATTGTGAACACCGAAGGTGGTGCAAGCCACAATATTCAAACTGCTGAACCTGCAAAAGGTCCAGGAGTAATGGTGTCCATTCCTGGTGCTGAAAAGATTACTGATGCCCCATTGACTCCTGAACAAGCGCAAAGTTTTCGTGATGAACACGGTAACGCTGCCTCAAACAATGAGTACCACGGAGCGTGGGAATCAAACAAAAAGATATTTCAAGATATCTCTAGAAAAGAACCCACTTTAGAAGCCTCTCGTAAATCAGGTGTATTAGGTAAGCAAATTGCTGGATATGATTTAGGTGGAACAGATGCTCGTCGTCCTGAAGGTGGAGAGATTTATTTTAATCGTGAAGTAGGCGGACACGAAACAGACTCTGAATGGAAATCAACACCAGAAGCAACAAGTATTCCAGAGCGTATGTCTCCTAGACCACGAGCAACTTCACAAGATTTTGCAGACCAAGCGCACATTAGTCGTAGTGCAACTGTTGGTAAACGTGGTCGTAAAGGTACTCGACCTATTTCTATAAACGAAGTTTATGCAACGATTGCAAAGAACCGCCGAAATAGAGGTGTCTAATGGCTGGTGGAGTAAATAATCTTTCTCCCTCACAGAACTGGCAGTCACTTGGCGGCGGCGGTATGTATGGGTACAACAATCAGGGTGGTGCAGGAACTCCTGTAGCCCGTGATTCAATGGATGCAACACGCATTGGCGTGGGACGTGTTCCATCAGCAGAATATCCAGACGGTTATTTAGGAACGATTCGGTCCCGTCGAGATGACCGACTACTTGATTCAATCAAGTCACGTGTTAACCAAAAATCATATCAACGTGGAGTTCACAAGGGTGAGCGTGTTGAGCCATCCATGTACTTTTGGCCTGAGTCAATGGGGCCAATGAGTGGTTTGCAACGCCAAATGGCGTCAGTCGTAGATACCTCAAATGGTGTAACTGTTTACCGTTCACTTCGTAACGCCCCACAAGTTCAACTTACTCCTGCTCCACACCTTGTAAATGATGGTAAAGCAAACACAATTGCCACAAGCCCAGGAGAAATTAACGAACGCCGTCAAGCAATGATGTCTTATCTAAAGCCAGCCTGGAGATAACGTGACTAATCCATTTGATGGGGTTTATGACCATAGTAAATCTTGGCGTGCACCAGTTGAACCTGACCAAGTTGCTAAAAAATGGCAGTACAACGGTCCATGGTCAACTAACATGGAGCGTCTAACCACTCAAGCCTTGATGATTATGAACGTACCTGGCAAAGATATACAAGCAATGGTTCGACCACCATTGCCCCAGATTCAATTGTTTCCAGACCGTTTTGGGTATGGAGCACGCATTGAGCCAACTATTGAAGATATTGTAAGTGTAGACAGAAATTACACAGAGCCACGTGTATCCTGGTATTCAGGTGGAGCAGGCGGATACAGCGGCACTAGTAGAAACGATTTGGGTAACTTGTAATGATTAAAGCCATTCGTTCTGTCGAGCGCACATTTATGCGCCAAAAATTAAAACCTTTTCTCCTTAGTAATGTTCAACAATCACAAACACAGCCTACAAAGCCAGTACCAGACCGTACTATTGCAATGCAACACAATGTTAAGAAGGGGGTTAAATAATGGATGACGGAGACGGCATGATTACCATGGAACTTCAAGCAAAGAAGATTGCAGAAAACGCAACCCAATACAAAGGTTCACATCCATGCCCAGGATGCGGAGTTATTATGAACCCAGTTGAGTTCCTTAACAGCCATAAGGGACGTTGCCTTAGTTGTGTAACTCAAGACCGTTCTCGTCGTGCGAAGAACAGGATGTCACACTAATGGCAAAGAGAAAGAAAGCACCATGGGTAGGACCTGCAAACCCTGCTGATACAGAAACAGGTTTGTTAAAACCTACTGTTGAAATGACGGATGAAGAACGTGGTGAAGCAGAAAAGATAAGTAAAACACCAAAGTTTAAATCAAAACCTGGTGCACTTGGTGCTGGAGAACGCCCATACAAAGCACCCGTACAAAAACGTGCGGCTAAAAAGCCAGCAACTAATGAAAAGTTAAAAGCAGCAGGTGTACGTCCGGCAAAAAATTCAGAGTTAAAAAAAGGTGTAGTTGCAGTTTCTACTGATAGTGCAAAGCCTAGACGAAAGAAGGCTGTACGCACTACGACCAAAACTGGAAAAAAGATTGACCCAAAAACAGGGAAGATTAGAACTCCTAAAAAAGGACAGATTGCAAAAGTTGGGGGAAGAGTTGTTCGTGTTAGCGATGAAAACATTGGCGAAGCAACACAAGCCGCAGTAACCACACATCTTCCTACTGCTGGTCCAGAGGTAATTACCCCAAGAGTAGAACTTCCTAGCGCAGGACGTGACGCACTACAGGGTTTCTCTACCTCTAACCCAGAGCACCACGCTGCCCTTAAAGAACACCTCAACAATGCCTGGAAGCATATTAGCGCCATGGTTAGAACTCGTGGAACAGACGCATACCACGCTCACCATGAGGCGTTCAACGCTACTCACGCCACAATTGCAAATTACCACCCATCATTAGGTCGAATACTGGACGTTGCCTACAACGCAGTCCACAAACAACCAGACCATCCTGATTCTGCCAAAGCGTTAACAATGGCAAAACAAGCAGCAGGTGACACAATTAAGGCTGGACTATCGGCTGCTTCGGGCAGAGCAGCAAGTCAGCAAAAGTCTAGAGCAGAAAGAATGGCACGAATTCGTGCCGAGAGAGAAGGTAACTAACATGACAGTTAACTCATCACGTTCGATGAACCGTTCCCTAGATGAGGGGACCACAGACGGTAAGTACCGCAAGGTTCGCCCTGACACTGAAGTTATCGCCGGTCTTGGAGACGAAGCAACTGTAGATAACCGCCAATCACTCCATCCTTTTTACGGTTATGGTTTTTTAACTTCTGAATACCCAACCAAGGTTAACCCAGGTAAGTAACCATGTTGTTTAATGACCGTAGGAAATCAGATAAAGGTTCTTTGTATCGTCAAGTTTCAAAGAAGAATAAACCTGTTCCTGGTCCAACGTGGGATTTTTTTAAAGATAAAAGAAATAGTGTAACTTCTAAAATGGAAGGTGCTCTTGGATGGGAATCTGGTTCAGGAGTTTCTTTTAAAAAAGGAAATGACAACTTAACAAGTGGACCAAATGCAGGGCATCTTCAACCTGTTGTTCCTGGGTATAGCAAACGAAACGTTAAAGTAAGAAAGTCAGGTAAGTAACCATGGCAAATGTTCCAGACCGTGGAACGGACTTATCAAGAAAAATTGATACAGTATCTGGTACAAGGTTTATTGCAAAGTGTGGTCATGAAGATGCCACCTCTTACTTTGCTGGAACTGAATGTGGTAACTGCACCAATGACAACAAGATAAAGAAAAACAAAGAAATAAAAAAACAAACTCAAAAAAGAAAGCAACGTGAAGAGTTGCTCTCAATGTTTAGGACGGTGTAACCATGGCAATCATCCGTAAAGGCGACGAAGAAGCAACTCGTGCATTGGCCAAAAGAGCGGTAAAGCAGCAGTCTGTAAGAAACCGTACGCCTAAGTCAGTATTAAACAAGGCTGGCTTGGTAGACAGTTACTTAAATGACCGTAGTGTTATGGTTAATCCAGACGGTACTGCAACAGCAAAAAATCCTCGTACTGGTCGCCGTGAAGCCTTTGAAGGTCCTGTTAGCGGTAGCAACGCCATGCTGAACAAGAAAATGGCAAAGAGAAACCGACAAACTTTAGGCTCTGGTGTTATTAAGGCTGGAAGAATTGTTAAGGGCTCTGCTGCATTACAGGCAAGCGTTAATAAAGCACACCCTAAGAAATCAGGTAAGTAATCATGGCTAAAAGAACAGCAAACTCAAAAGCAGCACCACTTATCCAAGCACGTGAACCTTTCCAGGGTTCAAGTATGCGTGGAGTCTCTGGCGCACCATCTTCTCATGGCTGGTTGAACGGTACCCAATTTTCAAACCAACTTGCTGATGTAGCAAATACAACTGATTACCACGTCATGTCTTATAACACCCCAATTGCTGTTCACCATGAAGGTGGATGGATTTACCCAGACGTTTCTCATAGCCCAACTACGGGCAAGCATCAGTCAATTGTTCGTCAAGCAATTGGCGTCAAAAGCGAGCGTGACAAGAAGATGGAAGCACGTGCAACAAAGCGTGCAGCCAAACAAAAAGCAGCCTCAGATGCACACGAACAGAGTCTCTGGAACTCATAATCTGTTAAGATAATCGGACTACTATAAGGAGCACAATGAGTAACGTACCTTTACTGGGGCAGAAAGACGTGCCACAACAGGAACCTATGTTTCGGTTGTTGTACTGTCTTGTTTGCCAAACACTAGAAGAACTACCACCGTACGATGGCGACCCACAGTTAGACCACCTTCTCACTATTGCGTGTGAGCCACACGTATTCCCGTCAGGTGAGCCACACAAAGGTAAACTATTTTCGTTGCCACTTCGTGCGTGGGCAAAGTCTGAATCAAAGAAAGAAATCATTCGCCAGATTAAAGGCGGAGGTTCTATGGGCCTTGCAGAAATTGACGACAGTTTTTATGACTCCCGTTCTACCTTCATGGAAGGTGCGATGGAATGCTACCAACGACACAACAAGCCAAAAGACGGCTGTGCTGATTGGCAAGACAAGAGTAAGTTACTTATCCCTAATACCATCAAGGAACGTAAGTCTGAAGGTATGGCACGTTATCAAGATGAAGCAGGTCCAAAGACTTACCTGTGCAATTTTTGCCCTGTATCAATTGCTGTAAACCAACGTAAGCAAAAACTACTAGAAGGACGACCATAATGGCACTAGCAAAGTACACAGTAACAATCAACGAAGACGGAAGCCTATCCACAGTATCATCCGAACCCGGTGAAGATGTAACTCGTCAGGCAACTACATTTGACATCTATCAAAGCAGCAAAGAACTAGTGTCGGAAATTGAACAACGGTTGTTGTCAGACCGAATTGCAGCCTCAGTAGCACGACTTTTAAAGCCAGTTGACGCTTCTGCTGAAATTAAGTCAAAGATAATTGACGCTTTAAGCGATAGGGGCATTAACCCAGAAGTAAACTAGTTTCATGTTCAGAAACCTAGGAAGTAACGCTCAACCCATTCATATTCAGGGTTCCGCTACTTCCTATTTTTCTGCCCCTGAATCAGAGTTAGACCCTAAATTGTTTACAGGTACTAGTATCAATGGATGGGTACGTAACGGTATCTTGCAACTGTTATTTGGGTTCTTGAACGAACAGTATCGTCAACCTGACCTATGGGCACACGTATGGATTGCAGGCTCAGGCGTTTCATACCAATGGTCTGCTGCTCGTCAGCCAGGCGACTTAGACGTTCTTATTGGTGTGGATTACATACAGTTCCGTAAGGTTCACCCTGAATACCATGGTTTATCTGACGTTGAAATTAGCCGAATGTTAAACGAAGATTTCCGTACTAACCTACAGCCAGATACTGAAAACTGGAATGGTTATGAAGTTACCTTTTATGTTAATCCAGGCGCCACAGATATTCGCCGCATCAACCCTTACGCAGCCTACGACCTTACTCACAACGAGTGGACTGTAGTTCCTTCTAGAGAAGGTGCGCCACGTAACAAGGTATGGGACGAGTTTGCTAAAAGAGACTTAGATATGGCAACTGAAGTTGTTGCACGGTATTCAAAAGCAGTTTCTAAATTAAACGCTGCACAGAATGATGCGGCACGTCGCAATGCAGAAACTGCAATGCACGCAGCCCTTATGCAGGGTCACGCATTGTTCCAAGACATTCACGATGCCCGTCGTTTTGCGTTTAAGCCAGAAGGACAGGGCTATGGAGATTTTTACAACTACAGATGGCAGGCCGGTAAGAAGTACGGAACCATATCTGCCCTAAAGAAGATGTCTGAGTACTGGACAGCATACAAAGCGCAAGAAACAGAAGAAACCTACGGCATTGAACTGCCAGATACTCAGACCCTAATTAGAAGAGCGGCGACATACCGAGCAAAAGGATAAATCGTGAACGTATTACTAGCACTAGACGGCGTACTAAGTTCGGAATCTGGAGAACCAATCCGAGCAGGAGTTATCCTGTACTACGCACTCGCCAATGCCCACCGTGTAAGCATCATTACCAGTCGTAAGACTGACGATGCGGAACAATGGTTGCAAGGTCATGGAATCATTAACTATGACGAGTTGATTGATGTTGGGGCTCACTTAGAAGGCGAAGACCTAAAGAAAAGACAGTTTCTTTTAGCACGTTCTAAAGCACCTCTTGAGATGTACGTAGATGCTGACCCAGCCATGTGTGCTTGGGTATTTGAAAAGCAAAATGTAACTTCTTTATTGTTTAGTCATCCAGGTTACACAAAGGTAGAGAATCGCCCAGATGCGCCAAGTAAGGTACGTAAGTGGTCTGACATTGAAGCCGCAGTTACACGTGTCAATTTGGCAAAGGCAAAAGAAGCCCAACGCCCTAAAGAGCAAGACTTTTGGGCTGATAAAGACGAATGAGAATCATATTCTGTTTGTCATTAAAATTCTTCTATTAGGTGATATATTTTTCTGATGAAAATGTGTGCAAAATGTAAGAAAGAAAAAAACTTGCAAGATTTTCGATTGGTAAAAAAGGGTGAAAAACATTACCGACATAGTTACTGTTTTGTTTGCGAACGAGAAAACGCTAAAAAGTACAACTCATCGGATAAATGGAGTAATTGGTGGAAATCTCTTACCTTAGAGCAGCAGCAAGAGTACAAACTAAAAAGAGCAAAACAAGCCCAATTACGAAAATATGGGGTAGAACACAACCGTTTAATAGAGATATTAGAGGCTCAATATGGTGGGTGTGCGGCATGTATGGAACCCTTAACTTTAGACCCAAACGAAGATGTAGCAATGCGTAATCGAGCAGCAGTAGACCACGACCATGAAACAGGAGAAGTTAGGGGCTTATTGTGTGGACCTTGTAACAGAGCATTAGGAATGGTTAAAGAAGAGAAGAGAATTTTACAGGGTTTGATAAGGTATCTGGAGGATTACAAATGAAGTTAATATTCTCTGGGTCTGAAATAGGTTCAAATAGAAAGTTGTTAGAAGGTCAAAAAGTTGAGTTGATGGGGCTCAACTTTTGGGGATTACGCAAAAGAGGTTTGCCCAAGAATAAGGACTGGTTAATATCGGAGCACTTTGACTCCGACACCCTGGTTGTAATCGAATCAGGAGCGGCCCAGGCAGACAAGGCTGGACTCTCTAAAGAAGAACTAACTTCTTTAGCCGCTGAATACCAAGAGTTCCTGGTTAACAATGCAGATAGGGCCCTAGCCTTTTCAGAGTTTGACTCCATAGTTTTAGGCAAAGATTGGGTAGAAGCCCAACGTCCTTTTTTTGAAAACGACCCTAAACTTTGGGTAGTCTGGCACGAAGAGTACGGGTTACCAGCCCTTAAAAGCCTCTGTGAACGGTATCCGAACGTGGTCATACCTAGCGCTGAGATTGAGTCTGTAACGAGCCTAGCAGCCCTCACACGGGGCTACCAGCGTCAGTATGGAACCCAGTTTCACGCCCTTGCCTGTGCCAAGCCAGACAACCTGAGACAGGTACCATTTAGCACCGCCAGCACATTGTCGTGGCTATCGCCCATGCGTCGAGGAGAGACAATCATCTGGGATGGAACCAAGTTAAACCGTTACCCAAAGAAGATGAAGAATCAAGCAAGACCCCGCTACAAGTCCGTAGTGGAGAAGGCAGGACTAGACTATTTGGCGTTTAGCCAAGATAGTACCTTAGAAGCCACTAGAGTGGCAGTCTGGTCATACAAGAAACTAGAGGCATCCATGGACAAGAAGACACCCGATTTACACATCATTGATGGTGGCAAAAAGGACGTAGTATCTGATAACAGTGATACCCCACTACTATCAGGTTTAGGGGAATTGGGGGGGTACCTTTCTGATAACAGTGGTGTTGAGATGCGGAAAAATGAGCCCACAGAACTAGTCCAAAGAGACCCTTCTGAGGTGCAAAATCTACCTGTTTTTGGCTACAAGATGAAAACAGTTGTTGATACAGACGACGAAGGTCGTGATGTCCTTAAAGACGTTCCAGTCATTAGTAACCAAGCCTCATCTCTGCGCCAATGCGATACTTGTTTTGTTGCGGCTAATTGCCCAGCCTTTAAGCCTTCAAATACCTGTGCTTTTAACCTTCCAGTAGAAGTCAAAACCAAAGAACAGTTGAAGGCTTTGCTTACTACAATCATCGAAATGCAGGGACAAAGAGTTGCTTTTATGCGTTTTGCTGAGGAAATGAACGGTGGTTACGCAGACCCTAACTTGTCCCAAGAAATTGACCGCCTCCTTAAGTTAGTAGGAAACGTTAATGAGATGGACCAGAATAAAGAATTCATTCAGATTACAGCCAGCCGTCAATCTTCAGGTGGAGTCTTGTCCGCCATCTTCGGTGACCGTGCTCAAGCCCTTAAAGAACTTCCAGAAGCACTGAAAGAAGATACAGTCACTAAAATAATCCAGCAATCCATAGAGGATTAAGTTATCTGATAACATCAAGTGGAGAGTAGTGGAGCAAGGTGGATGTTAGTTTAACCTTTCCTCCCACCACTTCCCAGTAAATAAAGTTAGCAAGTGCGTGATAGGTTTTCCTCCGTCACAATAGGTCTCCCTATTGAGGGGTATATTCAAATAACTAGAAATGGTGGTAGATAAATGGGCTTGTTCTCTTTTGAACTAGCAAACGAATTCGTAGAATCCTACAAGGGTAAGAAGGCACCATTCGGGTATAGGGATGCTGGAGGAAACTCCGTAGGGGAGATTACTTTTCTCCGTACCTATTCTCGTCTGAAGGCAGATGGTACTAAGGAAACTTGGGTAGATGTATGCCAGAGAGTCATCAACGGTATGTACTCACTGCAGAAAGACCACGCCAAACTTAACCGCCTACCTTGGTCAGATGCCAAGGCAGCAGCATCGGCTAAAGAAGCCTTTGACCGCCTCTTCAACTTGAAGTGGACACCGCCAGGACGAGGACTATGGGTAATGGGAACCCCTCTAGTCAATGAGCAACGCAACTCCGCTGCTCTACAGAATTGTGCTTTTGTATCAACAGGCTCAATGACCAAGACAGACCCAGCCAAACCATTCGCTTTCCTCATGGAAGCATCAATGCTCGGAGTGGGCGTTGGCTTCGATGATAAAGGTGCAGATAAGGACTTCAATATTTATGAACCGCAAACAGGTGATACCTATGTCATACCAGACACACGGGAAGGCTGGGTCGAATCAACCGCCGCCCTCATCAGCGCTTACCTCAAGCCAGATACGAAGGCTCCAGTATTTAGTTACGAAGAAATCCGTCCAGCAGGTGCGCCCATTAAAACCTTTGGTGGAACTGCAGCAGGACACGAACCTCTCCTAAAACTACACAACTTCATCAGTGATATGTTCAAGGGTCGTGCAGGTCAGAAGTTGACCCGTCGTGACATTGCAGACATTGGAAACGTCATTGGCGTTTGTGTTGTATCAGGAAACGTTCGTCGTTCAGCAGAACTATTGATGGGACGCCTTGATGATGAGGACTTCCTCAACTTAAAGAACTATGAGAAGTACCCAGAGCGTATGGCTCACGGATGGATGTCCAATAACTCCGTTGAGGTTGCAGTAGGTCAAGACCTATCTCCAATCATTGACGGCATTGCCCGCAATGGTGAGCCAGGAGTTATTTGGATGGATGTATCTCGTCAATACGGACGACTTGCAGACCCAATCAATAACAAAGACTGGCGCATTGCAGGGTACAACCCCTGTGCAGAACAATCGCTTGAATCATTTGAGTGCTGTACCTTGGTAGAGACTTACTTGAATCGCCACGACAACTTGGAAGATTTCAAGAGAACACTAAAGTTTGCTTATCTTTACGCCAAGACTGTAACTCTTATCCCTACACACTGGCAGGAAACAAATGCCATCATGCAACGTAACCGTCGCATTGGTACTTCTATCTCTGGTGTTGCAAACTTTGCGGATAACAATGGCTGGTCTGTATTGCGTACATGGATGGATGAAGGCTACCGAGTCATCAAATCCCATGACGTTAACTATTCTGAGTGGCTTGGCATTCGTGAATCTATTAAGACAACAACGGTCAAGCCATCAGGAACAGTTTCAATTCTTGCAGGTGAATCTCCTGGAGTTCACTGGGCATCAGGTGGAAAGCACTTCCTTCGTGCTATTCGCTTCCGCAATAACGACCCTATGCTTCCACTGTTCCAACTGGCTCAGTACACCATTGAACCTGATGTAACAGATATGGAAGGAACAAGTGTCGTTTACTTCCCTGTTGAAACAAATGCCAAAAGAGCAGAGAAAGAAGTTTCAATTTACGAAAAGGTAGCACTTGCTTCTGCTGCTCAACGTTACTGGTCAGATAATTCTGTATCAGTTACTGTGACTTTTGATGCAGATAAGGAAGCAGAAAGTATTGAGTCAGTACTTCATATGTACGACGGTCAGTTAAAGACGATTAGTTTCCTTCCAATGGGTAACCAAGTCTATGCTCAGATGCCTTACACACAGATTACTGCTCAGGAGTACGAGGACTACACAATGAAGTTGTTCCCTATTGACTTTAGTGGTGTCTATGCTGGTATGGCTTCAGACGCTATTGGTGAGGCTTACTGCACCACTGATGCTTGTGAAGTTAAACTTATTAAAGACAATCAATAACTTCTAAATAAGAAAGCCCCCCAAATTACTGGGGGGCTTTTTCTTTTACTTCTTGTTCTTAGGTTTTGGTGTTCTTGCTCGCTTCTTTTCTAACTGAGCGGCACGATTGGCTTTGCTTCTATCAACCCTTGCTTTTGCATCGGCTTCGACTTTCTTTTGACGCATAGTAACTACGTCAAGAGGTTCGTGATGAACTGTTGCTTCTTTAACCTTGTTATTACGAACAGTAACTCTAATAACATGGTCTTTAGAAGAAGGATGACGACTTATATACGTAACATCACCATTGGGAAGAGTGTTTGAAGCACCTACTCTTGTTGCGTAGGAGATTTCGCTTGAAGTTGCTGTAGCCATAAGTATAAGGATAAAGAAAAACCCCGATAGTTTTGTGCTATCGGGGCTATAACTTTTTTAACTACTTATTTAAGGCGGCTATCTTTACATATCCTGTCTTTTTCTTGTTTCTAGACCCAGGAAGTTTGCCACCCTTTCCCTTGTATCCTGCTTGTCGCACTGCTAATGCGGCATCAATTTTCATTTGGTTTTTCTTTGCTCCCATTGCTTTCCCTTCTGCTAAGGCTTCTACCCTAGCACATTAAAGAAAGCCCCACCATTTCTGATGGGGCTTCCCTGCTCTATCGCTTCTGCTTTCGCTTCTGCTTGGGCTTTGCCTTCGCTTTGTCTTTTGCTACGGCTTTTGCTTTTGCTTTATGCACCTGAGTTGTGGTCGCTTTGTAAGGGTACTTCTTTAGCCAGTATTTGACTACTGACGTATGGACACCCTTCCATGCACTCCAGTTCTTGCCCCCATTGCTCATGTGATAAGCAACTTGGGCGTTCTTCACAGGGTTAAGCAGTTCAGCGTTAGACGCTAAACCGAATTGCGCTCTACGGTCATTACCCATTTGACCAAGCATATTTACTTGGAACAAGCCATAGGAGTTATCCCCTGTCTTGCGGTTACCGTTGTGGTTGAGCGGGTTTCCATGTGATTCTTTCTTAGCAACTGCCCACGCTTCTTTGAGGTGTGAACCTTCAAAGCCAACTGCGTTTAGAAGTTTGACTAAATCCCTATCAGATAGGGAGTCAGCGTTCTCATACGCTTTGAGAGTTGCCATCTTCTGATGTGCTATAACCGTTAGGGCGTCTGCTTTAGACGGTGCTACCGCCGGTGCAGCCAACCCAATAGCAATTATTAGCACTAGTGGCATAACGGCAATACTGCCGATTGCCAACTTTATCTTGCTTATTGTTTTCATATCTTTCACTCCAAATAGTCATTAACAACCTCGGCTGCCTTTGACTGCTGGTGACGAATACGGTGTAGATACCGTTCCGTCGTTGTGATTGACTGATGACCTAGACGCTCTTTGACTTCGTGAACATCTACCCCACTCTTCAAAAGAAGTGTGGCGTTAGCGTGCCGTAAGTCGTGCGTCTTGGGATACCAGCCAATACCTGACTTGGTTATGGCGTCGTTCCAGGTATCTCTCCACCTGTCCCGAGGTAGATGGCTTTCGCTTTTGCTATTGCTTTGGCTTCTGCTATTGCTTCTGCTATTGCTTTGGCTTTTGCTAAGGCTTTCTACCTTGCCTTTCTCCTTTCTGTATTGACTGCGGTATTCCTTTACCGCTTGCTTGCATTGGTTGCACCTACACCCACCCACATTGTACGAATACGCTGTGGCGTGTTGGAAAGTTCTACTTCCTTTCGTGTAAGGCTTTCCCTTGCTTTCACAAGGGCTTCCTAGTTTACCTTGCTCTAGAACAAGGTGCTTAGAAAAGATTAGTTCTTCTTTTGATAAGGCTTTTGCTATGACAAAGGCTTTGATTTCCGCTATCAGGCTTGCACTTAGCGTTACTGTGCGCTTATGCCCATTTTTTGTG